CGCACTTCGAAGTGGAGACTTGCTTGGTGAACAACATCACCATCAAGGAACTGCTGAAGTTCGGCCGCGACGAAATGGGCGGCGACTTCTCGCAGGACATCATCAAGAACGGTTGGGCGGAGACTAACTTCCTCAACACTCGCTGGATTGTTACGATCAAGCGCGATCTTGTGCCTGACGACTCGTTGTTCATGTTCGCGTCGCCGAAGTTCATCGGCAAGAACTACGAGCTTGAGCCCACCACGATGTACATCCGTCGTGAGGCGTTCATGCTGGAGTACTTTGCCTACCAGACGCAAGGCGGCTCGTTCGGTCACACGAACGGTCTGGCTCGCGTTGACTTCAAGTGATATTGCGTACGTTTTAATTACAAGGAGCACTAGTTATGGACAATGTTAAGGTAGCGGCTGAGCAGGCATACGCCACAATCGTGACGGAACTTGCTGCGCCGCATTTCTTCGAAAAGCTTGCCGCGCACGGGATTGCCCCGCGCTCGGAAAGCGAGGCCGCAGAAATGTGGTCGGCGGCGTCCAAACTGCATGTGCTCTACACGGCTGAACAGGAAAAGGCCGCGGCTGCGCAAGTATCCTCGCTCAGTGCTGCTAACAAGCAGCTTGACGAGGTACTTGCCGCCGCGGGCCTTGGCGGCCGCGCTGAGAAGTCGTCTGCTTACGCCGGCGCTGCCGACGTAGCGGCCGCGACGCCTGCAATTGCGCAGGCTGTTTTAACGTTGCAAGCCGCCGCGGCTGCGGCCATGCAGAACGCCTAAAGAATAACGGAGTGAACAATGCCCAACACGACAACTGACCTGTATACAACAGTGAAGAACACGTCCGGCGCGGACCGGGTGTTCGGCTTTCTGAGCAAGCACGGCAAGCGGCTGGCTAACAATGCGACGTTCACGGTCCCCGGTGACCTTGTCGGCGCGCTGGGCGCCCAGCGTAGCCAGAGGAATTTTCAGGCGCTGGAACGCGCCCTGCTGAACGGCGACCTTGAGATCATTAAGTCCCCGTCTGTGTACATCCTCGACGAGGATGGTGTCGGTACGGCTGAACTGGCGATGGCCGGCCGCGTTCTTGGTACGACTGACCCGTCGTACTCGCAAGGCGCAGACCCGAACTTCGTCCAGAACGACGACTGATCTCACGCAAGCGCAATCGTTTCACGGAAGGGCTGGCCGTTACTGGCCAGCCCTTTCTATTTGTATACTGATGAGATAACCGGAGAACAGCACTATGGTAGTTATTGCCACGCCTGCGCCGCACCCAATTGTGACATGTTGCAATAACACAGACACCACCGGGCAAGAGCCGCAGCCACCGGTTGCTGCAATCGGGCAGAACGTCATCAGCTCAAATGTGTCGACGGTCAACGGCAAGCCAAACCTGTCGCGCATGCGATCTGTGTCGTTGACGCAGGGGCAGTGCGCGACGATTACGTGGCAGCTGCACGACAATGCCGGCGCACCGGTTGACCTGACAGGCGCCGGTTTTGGTCCGAGTACGCCGCCAAATAATCCCTACGCCGTCGTATTTCGCATCAAGGAGCAGCTGTCTCTGGGGGTTGGAAACGCGCCGGTTGAAGTGCCCGCGACCGTTACAGACGCCGCCACGGGCCAAGTAACGGCACAGCTTGGCGCCAACATGGTTGGTATTCCGGGCATCTATTACGGCGAAATGGCCCTTGTTACGGCGCCGGCCGACGCCGGCACAGCCCGCTGCGTCATTTTTTCCAACACATTCTCTGTGGTTATTGCGCGCAGCACGTTTGGCAACGAGCAAGCTGGCTACGGCGGCCCGCCCAGTATTGCTGAGATCCGGCTACATTTGCGCGACTCAAGCCCCAGCGAAAGCTTTTTGCTGGATAACTTCATGTTCGACGACGCCGAGATTGCGCTGGCTATTACGCGCCCTGTGATGTACTGGAACGAGATCCCGCCGCCAATTGACGCTGTGTACACAACGCAGAATTTTCCGTTTAGATATCATTGGCTCGAAGGGATTTGCGCCAACTTGTTCATGATGGTCGCGGAGCAATTTCGCCGCAATCAACTGGGCTATACAGCCGGCGGCATGTCTGTCGACGACCAGAACAAAGAAGCGAATTACGAACGCGCGGCACAAGCGCGCTGGCAGGCGTACAAAGACTGGGTGCGGGCGACAAAAGCCAGCATTAATCTTGAGGGGTGTTACAGCGAGGTTTCGTCAACGTACAAGTACAGCTCTTACAGTGACGCTATTCGTATTCGGTACTAGACATGTCGCAACAGCGCATATTCCCTTTTCGCCGCGTATCTGTGGATCATATGGTCCGCGGCGTTACCCGTGTCTGGTGGCAGCTTGAAACAGATTTTAAGCAGCCGGGACCGTATGTATTCCAGCTGCAGTTCGGCAAAACAGGGCTGCGCAACGCCAACGACTGGGTAAACATTGGCCCGCCTGTTACCAACGGCTTTGTAGCCTATGACCCGGCTTGGCACGACTCTGGCTACGATTTACTCAGCCATTACCGCGTCACGCTCACAACACCGGCGGAAACATACGTCTCGCAACCGGCCAGCTGTTTCGGCGAACTAAACGAGCACGACTGGGCGCTGTCGCGTGAGATTATTCGCAAAGAACAAGTGCGCAATAGGCTCGTTGCGACGCCCGGCTATTTAGTCAAACCAATGCGTTTTGGTGAGCCGTGTCCGCGCTGCCGTGACCAGCTAACTCAAGAAATCACAGACTCGGACTGCCCCGTCTGCCAAGGTACCGGGTTTAGGGTTGGCTATCATCCGCCGCTGGAACTGCAGTGCTGGGACCTGTCGCTGCCGACGATTACGGAACAAGTTGACGAGCAGCTTAAAGGCACAACACGCGACAATCCATATATCACAGCCCGCGTAATCGGATTTCCGGCGCTAAATAAAAATGACGTCTGGGTTAACGCCGCCAGTGATGAGCGCTGGCTGGTGGAATCAATTCAGATCATTGCGGCGCTACGTAACGTACCCATTGTGTATAACGTGCAGCTGGGTTTAATGCCGTTTAGCAACCCAATTTACGCGTTAGACGTTACCGGCGCGCCAGCAGAAACACCGGTATACAGGCGACCAATTGTAGGCGCCGGGAGCGTGCTTGTAGACCATAACTACGGCGGGCCCGATACGTTAGCTTATTACAATGGCGCCGGCTGCCCAATTGAAGGGGCGACAGTATACGTGTTTCCAGCGGCCGTCTATGCCGCGGCGCAACCCAGTTTTCCAGCCCGTGATGTCGCGATTGCGCGGGCAAACACGGCAGGAAGCGGGCGTTGGGACACAGGTTTAAAGCTCAATCCCGGTAATTACGTTTTGTTATTTGAACGTGTCGGCGATTACGGCCCAGACGTGCAGGCGCTCACAGTGACAGCCCCGGCCGCTATTATGAGCAACGCGGCCGACGTCGCACCTGTATTAAAGCCAAGTGCGTCGCGTAACATACCTGTGCAGACAAAACCGGCCAAAGAAGCGGACAAAAATGACTTCTGGGCGATTTAAGTATGCGCGAAAATGCGGACGAAACAGCCGAAGCCAATGCTGCCAAAGAAGCGGCCAAGCACGTGCCGCAACTAGCCAAAATCAAGCTTGGGTCAAAACTGCCGAAAATGTTGCCGCCCGTAAAGATGTTGGAACAGCCAAAAAAGGACCCGTTGCGTGAGTACCTACGACGACTCAAATCCGCCAGAGGTTGAAGCCCAGTTCCCGCCGGGCAGCGAGCCGGAGAACCGTGTTGATAAGGTCAGCACGCTATGTTCTTATGGTATGCGCCCGCACGTTATGACCGGGCTTTTACGGCAATTGTTAATCGGGCACTTCTCTGACCCGAGCAATATTGACGAGCCGCGCGTACGGAAGCACATCCAGAACCTTGGCGCGTGGCAGCCGGTAGATAACGGTTTGAACGCCGGCGGCATTTTGATAGAAAGTATTACTCGTTGGCTGCCCCAAACTGCCGATAAACGCCCGGCTGTGTTAATTAAACGCAACGGCTGGAAATGGTTGCGGCAGGGTATTGGTGATTTGGCAAGTAAAAATGAGTATACTGGTGCTGATGCGTACGCCGGAGTGTGGGAGGGCAGTCACACACTGTATTGCCTGTCTCCAAACGGCGCTGAAACCGAATTTTTAACGACGGAAGTCGTTAAGTTTTTAATCAATTTTTCGCCCCTCATCCGCGACCAAATGAACCTTCACCGGTTTATTGTGGCCGAGGTTGGTGGGATAGGAGAGATTCAAGAAGTTGTACAGGGTTATGCCGTACCTGTCACTGTTTCGTATGTCGCCGAGGAAGCTTGGACGCTCCAGCCGTACGTACCGCGTTTAAAGCGGATTGTCTTTAAGGCATCAGATTTACTGTCCTATTAAGAATTTTGCGGTCGTGTATTTTTTTTTGAAACGCGTGGTTGTGTATACTACTGCTGAGCACCATACCGCACACAAATTTAGGCACGGAGGCTGACGCATGTCGAGCTACGTAAAACCCCAAGTTCTCGTTTTCCAAGAATTCAAGATCGTCCCGACCGAGATCACGGAGCCGCTGCGCGCTCACATCGCCGGCCCTCACGCCGTTCTCCATCGTTACAGCAACACGGATGAAAAGAAGCACACGCTGCTCGGCACGTACGACCGGCTGAACGACACATGCTATCCGTGGCCGCAGCGCCAGCCGGGTTCGGTTGTTGACCTTCCGTATGTGAAGGTTCACATCGACGACGCCATGCTGCAATATTACGTGCACAATCTCGGCGAGAGTGATACAACTATCACTGCCGTCCCGGGCAAGATGAACTGGATTCAGTCCAGCACGCTGTCGTTCAAGTCGAACGGCGCGGCCTACCCGCGATCCGGTGTGTTTTTTGATCGTGACGTACAGCTCGGCGACGTCGTTCAGCTTCGGAGCGTAAGCGCCGACAACGACTGCGAAGAGACTGTGCTTAGCACGTACGTCACTGGCTTTGCCAGCGACCTCGTGCCGTCGCGCATTCTGCCGGCGACGGCTGACGTAAACAACCAAGACAGTTATACAGCCTTAAGCGTTAACGGCGTTGACGTTACAGTTTCGCAAATTGATGGCGTTGACAACAGCGTGGCAGTGACCGTGCTGGATGCTGAGGACGAAGGCGCCAACGATTATGACGGCCTTGCCGCCGGTTACGTCGAGGAAGAGTACGTTGTCGAAGTTGTTAAGAGTTCGGTGGCTGGTTGCGCTGCCGCGCGTCTGCGCGTCACGTCTGCCAGTGGCACCGACGACGTGGCTGAAATTCAGCCGAATGATTTCGACGATGCTGATGGCGTGACCTTTATCGGCACACGCGGCCTGTCGGTACGTTTCACGACAGTCAACCTCGACCAGTTCGTGGTCGGCCAGAAGTGGAAGTTTGACGTTAAGCAGACCTACGAAAAGGTCAAAGCGGTGTCGGACGCCGACGGCGTTAACGCGACTGGTGAGTCCGTGAACGGCGTGATGGGCGACCTTGATATTCTGGGTGCCTACGCTGGTGCCAAGAACGACACTTACGTCATCGAGTGCACCAAGGGCGGCGTGTGGGCTGATCTCCCCGAGATCACCGTGCGCACCGTCAAGGGCCTCGATTTCTCCGGCCCGACTGAAGTGGCTGGCGACGGCGTCGGTGGCAACGCGGTCAGCGTAAACATCGGCACGAACGGCGTGAAGGTGAAGTTTAAGTCGTTCACCGACGGTCAAGAAGACGATTACGCTGTGCCCGGTCTGCGCAAGGGCGACAAGTGGTACATCACCGTGAATTCCAGTCAGGCTGGCCCGGTGCGCAAGCTTATCCTCCGCGACGACCTGCCGGTTGCACTGCTGACGCAGGACAACGTGCCGGTCGACAAGGTGGGCCCGATCAGCATCACGAATGTCGGCGGCGGATACGGCACTGTGCCCGCGGTAACGTTCTCGGCTCCGGGTGAAGGTGTTGTTGGCGCTGCGACAGCTACTGGCACGGCTGTGCTCGGTACTGGCGACAACGCCGGTAAGGTTGTTGGCATCACCGTAACAAATCGTGGCGCCGGTTACACCGTTGCCCCGACTATTACGATTGCGGCGCCGCCCGCCGGCGGCGGGTCGGTAACAGCTACGGCAACCTGCCAGTTGATCAGCGGTGAGGACATGGACCTCAAGCTGTTCATCAAGGACGATATCCAGATCTCGAAGAACCGCATTGGCTTCGCGCCGATGACGAACTTCTGGTACGAGGATACCCAGATCTGCGTGCAAGAAGGCATCGTCGCTTACCACCCTGAGTGGACAAGCGCCGGCGCTGAGCAGCCGCTGAACGTCATGGCTGGCAAGGTGTACGTCGAGTACCGCGAGTGGCTGGCTGAGCTGGCCGACGAGGTCAACTCGATCAGCGACGTGGCTAACCTCGACCAGATCAAGGGCCAGCTTGACCCCGATAACCCGCTGAAATGGGGCGTGTACAAGGCGCTCTCTAACAGCAATGGTACAGTTGTGAAGTACACCGCGGTTGCCGATCCCGAACTGTTTGACGAGGAAGGCCGCTCGCTCGGACCGGACCTCGCCAAATGGGCGCAAGTGCTTGAGCGCATCAAGGGTCGCGACGACATGTACAACCTTGTCCCGATGACGTTCGACCGCAGGGTGCAGAACCTGTGGGCGGCGCACATCGGCGGCGAGTCGAACGAGATCGCCAACAACTGGAAGGCTGGGTTCTTCGCCGTGAAGGCGCACCCGGTAGCGAAGGTTGCTGGTCAGGGCGCGCTGATCGCAGGCGTGCTTGGCGAAGAAGTAGTCGACCCCGTGCTGGCGACATTGTCGGATGATCCGAATGCGACCAACACGCAGTACACGCGGCTTACGGTCACGTCGGGCAACGGTTATTTCATCACCAACGACGTGCGTCCGGGCGACGTCGTTCGGTATAACTACACTGTTGACGGTTTCGGTGAAGAGCAATACGAAGAATACGTTGTAGACGCGGTTGTTTCGGAATCGACACTGCTGTTGTACTCGGGCGGCGACGTCGCCGTGACCGTGCCGCAGCGCGTTGAGATCTATCACAACCGTACTCGCAACGAAGTCGTTGACGACATTGTGCAACAGGCTGGTTCGCTGTCGAATCGTCGCGTGTGCGCAGTGTGGCCCGATCAGGTTGGCGAGGCTGGCACAGTTCAGCCCGGCTATTACCTGTCGGCCGCGCTGGCTGGTTTGGTGTCGGGTGTTGTGCCCCACCAGCCGCTGACGAACGTGGAAGTCGCCGGTTTTGACGACTACAGCCGGTCGTACAAGTACTTCAACGAAACGCAGCTTAATCGGCTTGCCGAGGCGGGAACGTGGATCGTGACTGAAGACAAGGACGGCACGCCGTTCACGCGGCATGCGCTGACGACGGACAACCTCGACCTGAATCGTCGGGAAGAGATGATCCGCCGCAACGTGGATAGCATGTCGTACCTGTTCCTGCGCCGCCTGCGTCCGTTTATCGGCCGCACCAACGCGCAACCGGGTATGGTCGCACGGCTGAAATACGAAGTCACAGCCGTGATCGATTTCCTGTCGAGTAACGGTTACACAGAAGAGCTTGGGTCGCAGCTCATCAGCGGTAGTATCCGCAAGCTGCAGATTCATCCGCTGCTGAAGGATCGTATTGAAATCGTTCTTGACCTTGTTGTCCCGGCGCCGCTCAACAACATTGAGCTGCACTTGGTGGTCTGATCTCAAATTAGTTAAGCAGTCAACTTCACAACACTTAGGTGAACTATGGCATCTCCTTTCGGTAAAGAACAAACGCACAATGGCTCGTTTCGCGCTGAAGATCTGACAATGACATTTGGCGGAGCAGGCGGCCCGGGTGCGCTCGTACAGCAAGTTAATTTCACGCTGACGCGGCAGATTAACACGCTGTATGAAATCGGTTCGTCAAACGTGTATTACGTCGGTAATCGGCGTCAGGGTCAAGCGCAGCTGAGTCGCATTGTGGGCGGCACTGCTAACTTTAAGACTCTGGTCAATGACTACGGCGATATGTGCACGCCCAAGGACGTCGTACTGACAGCCGCCGGCGGCTGCGGCGGGACTAGCGGTTCCGTAACGTATACGCTGAAAAAGGCAACGCTCACGCAACTGGGCGCCAGCGTCACGGCGCAAGATGTCGTGATCACGGAAAACCTTGGTTTCATGTTTTTAGACATTGACTATGCCTGATTTGCGGTTTTGCTATTTATGTCGGTAATTAAACGGCGGTTGCGTTTTACGCAACCGCCGTTTAAGGTATTAGGCGGTAACGCCTTGGGTTTTATACCCGTAACCACACCATTTTTGGTGGATAATCAATGAGCATCGACCCCCCGGCTCATCGGGTGGGCACTACGCCCGCGTCGAGCCCGCCGTACGCCAATGATCCGACGTTAGCCACGCGCCGGCTGCAAAACCAGACGCAGTACGGCGGGCGGACTACGACGACAGCGTATGGTGCCCACACTACCCCGGTTGCCGACCCTAACTGCAATCTTACGGGCTTTAAAACGGGGTTCCAAGATACTGGCCGGCTATGTTTGGGCTGGATCATGGACGGCACGTCGATAGCGAACTGCTACCGCGTGCATCTAGAAAAGGGTTTTACGCCCATTATTGCCACGGCCTGTTCTGGGACCAGTGGCGTGGCTTTTGGCGCCACGGAGATCAATACATACACTCCCGGCACCTGCGTTATCGTCATGGCGCACGATAAGCAGTTTAAAGGGTTTATCCTTGGCGCCGTGCCAAACGTATTGGATATCGGTAAACGCGCTTACCACGACTATATCTCACAGGCCTCTAGGAAGCGCGTAGACGACGTACACAAGAAGTACCTGAAGCAGCCCCAAAGCGGGCAAATGGTCGATTACAGCGCGTGGCGGGCGTGGGACGCCACGCTCGCCAGTGAATGGGGCGCCATCACCAGTACGGGCGCGGGCGTCACGCTGGACGATTTCATGTTCCGCGTGTCGATGAACGAGTTTTGCGGCGTGTACGGCTTCTACCACGACTCCCTCTTGCGGGTGGCCGGTTATAACATGCAGGTGTGGACGGCCGGCAGTGAGCGCGAGGCGTTCATGGATCAAGCCGAGTGCAACGATACGCAGGGTTATTCGCCGTATCCGTGGGAAGCCATGGGCATGCTAATCCCGGGCGAAATGATTGAAGAGTATCAGCCCGCAGATTACCAGTGCTCGTCGGCAAAGCCCTATTATGCGCACTGGGAAAATAAACACGAGTTTCAGCAGCCGTACCATCGCACCCAGCAGTTCTTTGGCTATTTAGGACAAGGCAGCCGTAATGTTATTCATGCGCCGCCGCCCGGACTAGAGCGCTGGACGTATGACGGCAAAAAGGGCAGCCCCGGCGAAACGCCTTACGACTCTCGCGTTGAGACTGAAGGGGGTGGCGCGCCTGATTGCGGCGGCGGCGGCGACAAACTGACAGATCACAACCCGAAACCCGCTTACGGTTTGCGCGAAGAAAACACAGCGCAAGACGGGCGTTTATTCTTTGCGTCGGCCAAAGGTATTGTGCTGTCCAAGCGGATCCTGTTGCCCATGCCGCAACGGATTAAGCGCCCGGAAGATCAAAAGGAAGGCGACGACGCTGAAAAAAACTACAAGGCAGCGAGCAAATACGGCGAAGGACCAGAACATTCGATTACCGGTACGATCAAGGCTACCGACACTGATTACCCTAATTTACAGCGCGCTGCTGCCGTTCTCGACTTGCACGGCTATCTGTTTAATTACGCGGGGCTGCATCCTTTTTACTGGCACGCGAAAGACTACAAGACGTGGGAGCAGCAAGAGCTAGAGTACGCGCAGGTCAATCAAAAGATTCCAAAATTTCAAGACCTTGCTGCGTCAAAGATGTACCTCAAGGAAGAAGAGCCGAAGACATTCAAAATTGACCATCGGTATGAAAAGGCCGGCGAACAGAAGTTCTATGAGACAGAATCGTTCGTGTCGTTGCTGGAAGACGGGGGTGTAGTTATCGGAGACGGTTACGGCGCTGAGATTCGCATGTCCGGCGGGTGCGTGTTCATCTCCGCGCCCGGCGACGTATGGCTCAAGGGCGGCCGTGACGTGCAAACATGGGCGGGCAACGATGTAATCCAGAAAGCGTACAAGTCGGTCGACATTTCTGCGACGAAAAAGAATGTGCGCATTAAGGCCGAGGCCAACGTGATGGTGCTCGCCGGCAACGACTCGTCCGAAAAAGAAGGCGGGATTTTGCTTGAAAGCCGCATGAAAACGCCGAACTACGATTTCGAGCAAAGCGGTGATAACGTTAAATTTGCCGGCATTGTGCTGCGCGCGCCGAACGCCAATGTTGTCAGTTTGGCACACCAGATTTACCTGCGCACGGGTGGCGGCGGCAGTTCAATCAAGCCGGGCAACATCACCATCGACGCCGGCAAGGGTGAAAAAGAGATCGTTACTAAGTCGAATAACTTCTATGAGTTCTTGCAGCGCGGAGGTCGGCATTATCAGTTCTTCGGCATGAACGACTACCAGAAGGCGAACATGTTCTCAGAGAACTTTACGCTGTTGACTGGGCCGCTAGGCACTGAAAGCCACATCATTGCGGGCGGTGGATTGTTATCAAAAGCCAGCGTCTTGGTCGCAAAGGGCCACATTGTTACAGAGGCCGCGGCAAAAGGCGCTATTTTCGTGGCGCCCTGTGACGGCGACTGCCAAACGCAGGTTAACAAAGCCATTGACGAGATCCGCAAGCTTATTGACGACGAAATACCGCAAATCGGCGCGCAGATTGATAACCAATTGCTAGAACAGCTGTGGTACGCAGATAAAAAAGCTGGCAATGCGCGCGTTATGGATATCGCTGAGTTTTCGTTCCGCACCGACGCCGACTACAACATCCCTGATTTTGTGCTGTACGAAGACCGTTGGCAGCAGATGGCGCGCTTGGGCTCTGGTAGCCCGGAAAAATGGACAGAAAAGCCTGTGAAAGTCAAAACGGGGCCCGACTCGTTTCCGTTCCCGGGTAAAAAGTGGACGAAAGACGAGCAGACGTACGTCGAGCAAGACTTTAATATCGTGCAGCAAAACGGCGGGTACATTGATAAGGCTCGTGGTACAGCGCCAAGCCTGTCCGGCGAGTACAAAAACCCCGAGTTCAAAGATAACAATAAGCAAACACTGGACGGTACGTACCCGATTATCCCGAGAAAGTAACCGCAAAGGAGTGCGCTGTGGAATTGGTAGAAAATCCGTATTTTTCTGACTTTACAAAGAAAACACTGGCGCAGTTTGGCTGGGTCGAAGGCGATCCTCTGCCGACAGCGCTCAGCGACACGTTATTGCGCATTAAAGAAACGTTGCCGCCGTCTCAACGTACGGATGTTTTAGTCGATTTGGCTGTAATGACGCCCGAAAGCGTTGAAGAAGTTAAAAACTTACTGGTAGCCGCCAAAAAGTACGCGGCGGATAAGACACAGCAAGCAGAAATTGACCAAAAAACAGCTGGCCTGTCTGCCAGCGCCCGTGCGGTATACGAGCAAATCGTAAAAGGTGAGGCGCAGCCACCAGAAGCGCCGCAGATCGTCGATGATCGCGCTGAAATCAGCAAAGAGCCTGCGCCCGAGATGGAAAAACCGACTATCGAGGTTGACGTACCGCAAGAACCTGCCGTTATCGCCAATCCGCCGGCGGAACAGTCGGTAATTCTGCCTTTTTGCCCGCGCTGCGGCTGGGACATGCGACAAAAGTTCGAGGTGCAGCCGACAGACCGCGATAAAGAAGACTTTTTGGCCACGTTGCTTGGTGGTACGCGCTTCAAGAAGAGCTACGAGCTGTTTGGCGGCAAAATTATCGTGACATTCAGGGGTTTGCTGGCCGACGAGAACAAACTGATCTATCGGCAGCTTGTCCTAGACCAGCAAGAGAACAAAGTTGCAACAGAAGCTGAGTGGTTCGTCCAGATGATGGATTATCGGCTGGCGTGCTCGCTAGAAGATATCAAAGACAAGGCGGGCAAGGTTATCGCGGTGGTACCAGAGCTGAGCGAGATGCCGTTTACGCGAAATCCAGAGCAGCCGCTGGAAACAGCACTTGTAAAACAGTTAGAGTTTGTAAGTACGAAGATTTTGGCCCAAGAAGTAACACGACGCCTTGTCGCAACGCACCTGCGGCAGTTCCAAAGGCTGGTTGAAGCTCTTGAAGCCATGGCGCTTGAACCAAGTTTTTGGAACGGGATCGAATAGCAGCGTATATGGTGCGCGCTGCCGCGTCGGGAGCGGTTGACTACTCCCGTGCCGATCCCACAGACATAAACTGGCGGATAAAACACAGATTACTGCTGACCGAGCTACAGCGCCGAGAAGAACAATCCCTGACAGAACACCTGCACCGGCATTGGTGCGCCTATGTCGCTCACGGGTCGCTTACCGAGGACAGTTTTAAAAATATCAAAGGCTCTGCGACAGACACTTTGACTGAATTACAGGCCCTTGTTTTCCCGTGGGCTGTAAAAACCGAGAATAAAGACGAAAAAGGTACAATAGATGACGAGACGCAGCGCCTAGTTAATAAGTACAAAGTTTGGCGCGCCGAAAAACCAGCCGATAAATAGCAGAGTCGCCCAATGCCGCAGTACCCATTTTTACACCCGACGCCGTATAATCCGGGTAATATGGGGCCCGGCAGCGGCGATCTGGGCCAGCTGATGGCCATGTTTGCTGGGCCATTAATGGGCGCAATGGCGGGCCCGGGCAATTTCGTGCCCCACCTGATGCCGACGCAGGCTGTCATGGACCAGCACGCCATGCGGGCATACCAGAACGATACGCGGGTGGCCACGTTTAACACCAATGCCGCGGGCAACGACAATCTTGCCACGCGCCTGCTGGGTATGCGGGCTGCTGTCACAAACGCGCCGGCGACACAGCTCAATCACGAACAAGCGCAAAACATGGCCGGGATGTTAAACAATCCCGTGACCAAAGCCTTACTTGGCGCAGCTGTTGGGCCAGAGAACCTTGAGGCCGCCTTCCACGGCAGCAAGGGCGACGTGGGTGCGCTAGCGCAGAGTGTTAATAAAATCGGCTATTTTCGCCAAGACCCTACTGGCGGCGGGCGCATGAGCGCGCAGGGGCTGCAAAGCTACAGCACTGGCATTTACAACGAGCTGTACGAGCCGCACGGCAACACCGAACAGCTCGCCGACGAAACGCGCAAGGGTAACGCAGACAGCGCGCGCCGGCTTAAAAAAGCCGCCCGCGCGGAAGAAAAAGAGATCGTGTCTGATGATATGGCCAGCACACGGCTAATGGAGCTAGACGACTCTAAAACCCGCGTTGACCAGCTGTATAAGAAGTACGTTTCCGGCGGCAAAGCGACGGATCTTAAAGAACAGGCAAAAGAACTAACAAAGTTCGACCGCGCGTTGAATGAAGCCGGCGTCCTGTCAGACACCGAAATTACAGTCGGCGGCTTGAAGAAACGTGCCGACAAGATGGCCACGAACGACATGCACGGGTTTATGGCCGGGCAGATTGGCCAGCTTGCGGAAGACATGTTTCAACGCGGTAAGTTACCGCAGGCGCTCGGGTCTATGTCGGCGGCTGATCGCGTGAAGCTCATCCAGAGTTCTGGCCGTGACGAAGAAACTATGGACAAGCTGGCGCGCGACTATGGCCACCGCGAGCTGATGAAAGACACCGAGTACCGCGGCAAGACAGCCGAAGGCCAGAAAAAAGAGCTTGAGTCGAAGCTGGGCACATTCAAAGACACACTGGGCGAAACGTTTAAAGAATTAGACAAAGCGCAGCGCGGTGACACGGGCGCAAAATCTGTAGATAAGCTTGAGCAGCTTGCTGGCATGGACCTAATGGCCGGCAACGTTGACGCCAAACGCTCAGCCGGCGCTATTAAAGAAATGACCGGCGCCGTAGCCGCCGTGCGCGAGATCTTTGGAGACAACGGCAATCCCAACGCTCCGATGCCGGCACTGCTTGCGGCACTGGATCAGTTAACACAGGGCGCGGGCAGCCAAGTTAGCGGCGGCAAAGTCGAGACGGCGTTGCGGCAGATGCAAACGCTGGCAAAAGAAAGCGGCGTTGGTTTTGAGCAGCTGGCGGGGTTGTCTGCCAACATGGGCGCGATGGGCGACATGCTGGGCGTCGCCAAAGGCACCACCATGCAAAGTACAGCGCACGTACTCGCCGCGACGAAGGTCATGCGAGACACCGGCGCGTTTGCAAAGCCTGTCTATGGTGCGATGAGCCAAGAAGAAGCGATGCAGAACGTCGCGGAGCGGGAAATGCGCGGTAACGCGTCGACCAACGCGATGGGTATGGCCACGCTCAAAGCGCTGTACGAAGCCAGCCCCGGAAAGTATGCCGGTTCTGAAATGGAAGCCGCTATTAAAGCCTATAGCGATCCAAACTCTGACGGCACTTATGAAGACCCCAAAACCGGCGAAAAGAAAAATATTAAAGAAGTCATTGGCAAAGGTGGCATCCAAGCAGCCGGTGAAATGTTTGAACGCGCTGGCGGCACCCAGTCGCAGTTCTCTACCACGTACTATGACCCGACGACAAAACAGCATGTGCAAGCTGGGTTCGGGTTTTCTACACAAAAGTACGAAGTTGCGCGGGATATCAATAACGCTGAAACGTCAAATGCTATCCATAGCAACATAGCAACATATGCCAGCAAAAACGCTGGCAGCGAATTCGCAAAGCTGAGCAAAAAAGACCGCAACGAGCTGTCGCACGATGCGGGCGCCGCGCTTACCGATTTAATTATTGCAACGTCAGACATGGAGCGCGGCGAACAGATCACACATATCCAGAAGAACATGGAAGCGTCGCTCACGGATGTATTTACGAAACGAGGGCACGCGAATCCTGCCGCGGCTGCCAAAGAAGCCATGACCGCAATGATCGGAGCTGACTCGGACACACAACGCGCTGAGCTGCAAGAAATGATTGCTGGCGCCAACGCGTTTTACGGGTTCCAGACCGGCGGCAAAAATCTGGCGTCATTAGCGCAGACTGACGCGCACGGCCGTGGCGCCAAAATCAGCAAACAGTTTCAAACAAGTCAGGCTATTGCAAAACGTAAAGGACAGTTCGGCGGCCAAGAAGCTGGCCCGCTGCAAGGCATGTCTGACTATCTGTTTGAAATTGCGCAAAGCGGTGAAAACTTCACTTACGAAGGCGCGATGCAAGCAACGCTGAAAAGCATTCCAGATAGCGAACTGCGCCAGCGGTATGCAAAAGAAATGACCGGCGGGTTTACAGCGTTACAGAATGCTACACGTGACGCGTCTTATACAAACAAAGATATTGATGCTATTGCCAAAAGCGGTGACATCAAAAAATTGCGCGAACTCGGCGGGATGAAAACAGACCCGGCCGACAAAGACTTCGTCACGATTTACAGCGACGCCAAGATGACCGAAAAACGCGACACCGAAATTGCCGCGATGACGCCAGAAGCCGTCAAAAAAGCGTACGCTGACCACATCGGCGGCGGCGAAAGCTTAACGCACGCAGACCGGCTTAAAGAGCTGAAAACTAACTCAAAGTTTTTAGGCGCAGTGGACTCCAAACTGCTCAAGCCTAACGAAATGACCATGGCTGACGCGACGCAAAAAGCCAAAGACGTCAGCTCGGGTACAGCCAAAACACCGGCGGACAAAGCGCGGTTAGAAGATCTCGACAAGATTCGCGCGAGCTTCTTCAAGGGCGAAGACCCAGACAAAGTACAGGCTGGTGTCCACGCGGCTATTCGGCAATTTGGCGCGCTGGGTGTTGACGCAGCGCAATCCGAAAAACTGCATAAGCTTGTAATGGGCAACGATGAAGCGTCGAAAGAAGCGCTGCAAAAAGAGATTGGCGGAATGCGATTTGCGTCAGAGCAGCACAAGAAGGATTTCACGGCTATCTTAACGGCGCAGCAAGCCGGCAAACAGTTAATGCTTGATGCCGCTGGTTTCCGGCCAGAAGCCGACAAACAACTTACAGCGCCGCCGCATCAGCCGAACGAGCGCTACAAGCCAGACGCGGCGCATACACCCGCCGCCGGAGCTGCCGCGCCGGCATCCGCTGCGCCCGCAAAGAAACAAACCACGTGGGAGTGGCTACTGGGCCTGCCCGGCAGCATAGACCCGACGCAGGAGAAAAAAGAAGACGCTGCGCTGGCGCCACCCGGCGGGACAACCAGAGAAGTAGATACGCCCGAAGTTGCCGCGCTGAAAAAAGAGCGCGAAGCTATTCAGGAACCTATGACGGCTGACGATGCGTACATGGCGCGAACCGAAGCGGAGCATGCCGCCGCCGAGCGCGATCTTCCAAACTCAAAAACACCTGTTAAAGATAAAAAAAATGTAAAAACGCAAGAAGAAGAAATTATCGCGCAGCGTGCAGCTAAAAAAATGGGGCTCTCCGTACGCGGCGGCTACCAGCGGGACCGCGAAATTGCGCAAGTAAATGGCGTAATTGTCAAAAATACCGATGACCGCTATTTAGGCGGCAAGCTGCTGGATCCAAAAGTTTTAGACGAAGTAGAGCAAGAGTATTACGCCGCAAAGCGAGAAGGTAAAAGTCCGTACAGCCCCGAAGCGCAAAAGATAATCGCGGTTGACGAGAAGATCGAGCAAGAGAAGAAAAAACAGGCAGAACAACAAGCGGCTGCTGTTAAAACAGCAAATGATCAAGCAATTGTGCAGCAATCTACTGGTATGTCGCCAGAGGACATTGCGGCGGCTGGTGAAGAGCCCACAGGCACAACGCCGCCGACGCCGGAACAAAATATTCCCAAGCCTTCAGCCGCACCTACAGAGACAGCGCAAACTACGCCAAAATCTTCAGGCGACAGCTTGTGGTCGAGCGTCACCAAAAAAGTTATGGCTGTTGCAAATAGCGCGCTCGGTATTAGCATGCCGGACGCGAAACAAGGTGGCGACGCATCGCAAACAGCGTCTGCCCGCAGTGGCGTAGCTGCTGCGCAAACAACTGCTATTAATTCGCGTAACGTAGATCCGGGCATGACAGGCAGTAAAGAAACGCAAAAGCTGTCTATTAGCGGCACCTTATCGCTGCAGGGCCTGAACGAGGCTATTGTCACCGCGCGGGGAACGCAGCCGATTGCCACAGAAGGTGGCGGCGCGCCAATTGTTATGGACCCGCCGCGCACACCAATTGATAATTTTGCGCCAAAGGACTAGGCATGACACTCGCATTTTCACCATGTAGTGGCGCTGTGACCGTGGCGCGGCCGGGCTGTACAAGCGCGGACGTATTTGCTATTAAAGTTGACGGCGCTGAGTTGGACGCAATCATTACCGGCATGACGCTGGAAATGTCCGGCAACTATCAGTTTTTGCACACGGTCAACGATTTTATTTACTTCTACTCGTTCGGTGATCGCGTTGGCCAGCTTAGCGTGAGTGGCATCGGCTTTGTGCGTCCATGCGCTGGCGCTGACAATAAAGGCGCAATTATGAAGCTCTATGACTACTATATGGCAAAACGCGCCTCAAAACGTGGTGGTCGTGCGCTTAAAGTCACAATAGGCAACGACAAAGATATCAAAACATTTCACGGGTTTTTGACCGGCATGCGCCTCGATGTAAATGACGGCACACTGGGCACAATCGGTTACTGGACATTGCGCTTTGACGTCATTCCGCAGCAAACCTGAGCTTAACATGATTAATCACGCGCGCACACTGTTGCTGAATACGCCCGCTAAAAAAGCGCGGCGTGACGCCGTTAGCTACGAGTACATTCCGCCAGCATTTCACCCGCTCCAGTTATCCGGGCCGTTGGCAGCGATCCGCGCTGCGTTATTTGGCACAACGCCTGACAATTACTTTCTAAATTTTCGCGCTAGAGAGCTGCTGCGCTACATCCACGAAACAGACTTGGCGCAGTATATCTACGCGCTGGATAAACGCGTAACTTATTGGCCCGAGTACGACGCTACAGATTTTACGGCGACGAAACAGGTCACGCTTACGCAAACTGCCGGCCAGCCGCGGCGCATCGCAGTAGCGGGTCGGTTTGACGTTAGTAACGCGAGCGGTCGCGCGGCGCGTCAATACACCGTTACACTGGCGCCCGGCAATACAACGCTTTTTACGACGACTATTACAGAATTAAATACGGCGCCGTCAGTTCCAGTAACAACAACTTTTAATGACTTAAGTACAGCACCGGCTATTGACGTGCCGCAGACAAACTTAAAGTTACGCTTTTCCAATACTGGTGTCGGTACGCTGGTGCCAGACGCCGCTATTATCACTGAAGTTGGCGATATAATTGTTGTTGAAGACTACAATTCAACAGCCGCAATTGCATTAGAAAGCGCCGGAGGCGGCGCCGAACCGGCGCAGTTTTCAGCGGCCCGGTGGTCGCTGGATGTGCGCGCGCGCCCGCCGGCAGCCATTACGACTATTCTGCCAATTTTAGAACTGCTCGGCGAGCCCAACGTTTTAGCTTTATTTGGTGCCGCGCCGTCGGAGCCGTACACGACGTTTAAAAATCTGTGGTTTGACCACCCACTACCCGCGTACAAGCTGTCGGGTTTCGTGCTTGCGTTTATCTACCGCTGTAACGAGATCTACGAGAATACTAATGCCTGATCCGTACGTTCGTTCAGAATTTCAAATTGAAGCCAAAATCGGCGGCATCGTCTTCAAAGACGTTGTGTCGTACTCGTCGACGTTCGGTTTGAATTCTATTCCCACGGCGTCACTGATCGTAGCAACTGGGTATGAAGTCCGCACGGGAAAACCCGCGACGATCCACGACGCGGTATACAGCATGAAACCGCGCGACCCCGCTACAGTGACATTAACCATAACAACAACTGACGGGTTTCTGTCCAAGATGCCCGCCGGAAAGTATGTCATTTTTGAAGGCTACTACGCTGGTATCGGGTATCAGCGCAGTAGCACAAACTCTTGTTACACGCTGCATTTAATTCACTGGCTCGACGACCTGAACTCGTCATCTATGGTCAACGGCAATTGGGCTGTCGGCGTGCCGCATGATCTTGCCACCGCTGCGAGCATGCACGCGGCCAGTCAAGGTGGTGGTGGCGGGTATGCGAACAGTGTGCCGATTGTTGATCGACAGCGAAAAATCATTACTAAAGCGAACATGGAAGAAGATCTTTGGGATCAGGTAATAAAACCTATTTTCAAAGAAGTGGCTGATTTTCCGCACCCCAAGCTGCGCGACGACGACGCGGCAAATAACGACCCGAACAAAAACGGCAATAACGCCGCTGCGTTAAACGCGCTCGCTAAAATGCCCGGCGACGCGCCTGTGCCCGGCCTGCTGAAATTAAACCTAAAAGGCCTCAATGAAAAACTTATCGGCTATTCTGCTAATATGGGCATTAGCCGTATGGCTACAGACGGGATGGCGTATACGTCTTTTTGGGGCAAACTGATCGGTGAATTTGGCGCATCATTTCTTTTTGCTGTATCGCCGGGCGTGACATTCGCGAATGTCATTCCGTTTTTTCCGGGCTTGCGCCAGCCGTGGATTACGATTCAGGGCAATGAGTACAACGCGGCAAATTTTAATGCTAGCGTCGCTGCGCTCATTGAGTCTGTTGATATTTTTTACTCGCAGCAAGCCGGCTCTGGTTACTCGACAGGCGGAACAATGCCGCAGCCGCTGTCTTATTACCGCCCGTGGGGTCGATTCCCAGAAGAGAATCAAGATTTCCGCGGACAGATTTTGATAAAAGAACCGCCCGCGTGGCTGTCGAGTCCTGTACCGCACTCGATATACGCGTCAGAAACAACGAGTACAACTGGAAAACAAGCTGGTGACGGCGCAGCGCCCGGCACCGGATCGGAATCAGGCGCAGATGGCACCCCGCGACCGACTGAATCCGAGCATAATTTCAAAGAAGCAAACATCCTTAACCGCTTTGCAAAGCATTGGTACCAGAGCGAAGTTCTGTCGCAGCGGTACGGCGAGTTATCAGGCAAATTGCGCTTTGATATCGCGCCCGGCAGCGTTGTTAGAATCATGACGCCAGACAGCGCCATTGGTGACGAGATGCCCATGCTGGGTAGTGTTGTGCAGGTGTCTATCGTGATTAACGCAGAGCAGCACACAGCAGGCACATCGTTTACGCTGGCTAATTTGCGCACAGAACAAGAAAACAAAAACGACAATTTAACTTCGAATGAGCCGCCTTTATATTCTGAACGTTGGACCGGCGGACCGCTAGCTATTCAAGAGTGACGTATGAACAATACACCAAAACCGCAAAAGTCGCCGTCCATCCTTGGCGATGTAACACCGCCATTTTCAGGTACACGTCCCACAGGTGTTGCGCCTGAGTTTGACACAGCGTTTTCATCTTGGCAGGTAGATAAAACGCCAAAAACAAATACGCACCTGTTATCCACACTGCAGCCCGTCATCGACACGGCGGTTACGAGCTATGGCGGCGCAAGTCCCAGCCCAACGCTACGCTCGCGCGCCCGGCTGATGGCGCTAAAAGCAATGCATACGTATGACCCGCAGCGCGGTAACGTGCGCACGCACTTGTTATCGCAGATGCAAGGACTCCGGCGGCTGTCTGCGCAAGAGCAAAACATTATTTCTATCCCAGAGCAGGTCGGTTTAGATTTTCAAAGGCTTCACGCGGCACATCAAGAATTGTCCGACCAGCTCAACCGTGAACCTACTGACGACGAACTGGCAGACTATACCAATCTGTCATCGCGCCGCATTAATAAAATTAGGGCGTTTAATCAGCCGTTAGCGGAAGGCACCACAACGATCGACACAGGCGACGGCGAAAACTCCGGTGCGGCTGCCAGTAATCTTCCGGGCGACCACAGGCATATCGACGCGTGGATGAATTTTGTATATGACGACCTGAGCCCAACCGATAAGCTTGTTATGGACATGACGCTTGGTCGTAATGGTCGGCGGCGCGCAAGCACACAAGATATTGCAAAAAAGTTGAACATTACGCCGGGCGCGGTCAGTCAGCGTGCGGCTAAGATCCAGACCATGTTAGACAAACGATACACACATAACTTCTGAGAGCGCTATGTCACACGGCATAAAAAAAGGTATCGTTGATCCGCAATTTACAAAGCGTATCGACGATCTGGAAGAAAAAGCACAAAAGATCTCCGAGTCTTTCAAGACTATGGGATCTTTGCGGCCTTGGCACATGCCAAAAGAAACTGGCGATCCGTTAGACGTGCCGAGCTTGCACAATCCGGCGTGGGAGCGCAACGCGATTAATCAGCTGTACTCAGAAACAATTCTTGCCGGTCCCGGTAAAGAAGGCGGCACATGCGGTGACCTGATCGGCATGAAGTGGCAAGCTGATTTTATGGCCGTAGAAGAACGGGCATTTCGTACGCGGCACGCCAGTTTTGTACGCTGCGCCGCGCTGGCCCACGGCCGATTTGACGGCCACGGCAAAGCATCCGTAGGCATATTCTCTTTTTTGAAAGACGGCGTGCAAACACAGATCGACGCTGGCGGCGTAACAGGGTAATTACATGAGCTTACAAGACTACGCAACACGCAAATACGACTACCTTGCGTTTCGAAATGTCGATCCGGTCAAAAACGTAAAGCTCGACATGGAGTTGTTCACGCCCAGCTCGTCGGGAGAAATTTGCGTCGGTGTGCAAAAATTGGCGCAGCGCTGGGTGCTAGAGTTTTTTACAGAAACAGGCTCCATTTTGGCTGACCCAACGCGCGGCTGCGATTTTATGACCGCGGTACGGCAAGGTCGGTTGCGCACAGATCTGAACGTTCGTACCACGTTTTCTGCGGCGGATTTAGATATCAGGCGCAATTTGAAGAACGAAGAATACGCCGATATGCCCGATGACGAAAAGTTCGGCTCGGTGGAATTGCTGAGTACGGCAATTCTGGCCGGGTTTCTCCAGTTAAATGTTAAAATCAACAGCGTCGCGGGTACGTCGAGACAAGTTATTATTCCGGTCGCCACGCTTCTGTAAGGTGCCACATGCCGATTTCCATCACTGATTTAAAAAGCCTTGATCCCGCTAAGATTGAAAGCGTTGTGACGACGCTTACGCAACTTGTGCAGGAACGGCACCCGGAAATTGAGATCACCCGCGGTGTATTCCACGATTTGGTGCTGTATTTTAATGGACTGCTAAACACAGCCGTGCAGGAAAACGTAGACCGCGTTTTACAAAGCAAAAGCCTGCTGGCCATCACACAAGATCCCACGCTGGCAGACACAGACCTTGTGGATCAGGTGTTGTCTAACTACAACATCGCCCGCGACAACGGCACACCCGCAACAGGTGTCATTACACTCATATTTAACCTGCCGACACGCACGGCGATTACGACAGCCGGCGGATTCACCGCAAATAGCGTTACATTCGTAGCGACTGACAATTTCACTGTACTGCCGCCGGGGTCTTCGCCGTCAAGCAGCACGGACCGCGTCATGGTCCCGGTTGGCGACGGTACTTACACCGCTAACATTACTGTCACCGCGACAACTGTTGGCGCCGCGGGCAATATTAAGCGCTACACAAAGATGCTGCCGAACTTTGTGCCCAATAACGTGCTGGGTATCTTTGCGACAAGCGATTTTATTAGTGGGCGTAACCCGCTGACAAACGAGGAATACATCACCAAACTGTCTGCCGGGTTAGCGGCTAAAACTGTTGGCAGCCGTAAAAGCTACGAAGCGTTTATTCGCAATCAAACCGCGTTTAAAAATACGCTCCATCTGTCGATACTCGGTTGCGGCGACGCGGAACAGCAGCGCGACCAGCACAGCCTTTTTCCGATCTCTGGCGGCGGCAAGGTAGATATCTACGCGCAAACAAACAGCCACGCGCAAACCACCGATCACGTATTAGATGCGGTATTTATTCGGCAATCGCCGAATGGCGGAATCTGGCAAGTTACGCTTACACGCGATACAGCGCCGGGTTTTTACGAAATCAGCCGCGTGTCAAAGCCGACGGACATTACAAGTAACGGTTACGCTGTTGTTAACGATGTGCGCGGCGCCGATTTAGCGTCGAGTACGTTTGTACCGGATATCCAACTGCTGCCTGAAAGCGCTTACACACGTTACCAGACGGCCGTAATTCAGTTTGAAGACACGGACACGCCAGTCGGCCCACTTGTTCCAAACGAGTCGACGGCCAAATACGCTGTAACAACGGTGGGGCTGCCGCTTATTGGTGAAATGAGCGACGTTATGACAGACCACGCCGTGCGCCCGCGTGGAACGGATGTTCTCGTAAAAGCAGCGGTACCGTGCTTCACAAAGATCGCTTTTCAGGTGCGCACTGAAGTCAACGCGCAGCTCGACGACACGACCATTTCAGCGATCAAAGCGGCTATTGTGGCCGCGGTAGCAAAAGTCGGGTTTTCAGGTCAGCTGCATGCGTCGCTAATCACTGGCGCGGCGCAAAGTTTTCTGACCGGCAGGCAAGCTATTAGCGAAGTTGACATGTTTGGTCGAATTCGCCGGCCTGACGGTTCAGTAGCGTTCATTCGCGATAGCGCAGTTTTAACTGTACCTAATGATCCCGCACGACTTGTCACAGGGCGCACGGTGGCTTTCCTCGTCGGCCCAGATGATATCTCGATTTCATCTGTTGCCGCTGGCTTCTTGAGCTAACGGTAACAGCATGAAACAACAAGTATTTACGTACCCGGGATCAGACTTGGACCGTAGCCGCACAATGCTGGCAGCGTTGGGGTCGTTCTGGATGCGCACGTTCACAGGCCGCGACCAGCTTACGTCGTATATAAATGCCACAGCCTACACCGTCGCCGAGACGCATCGAAAGCTGATGGCTGTAGTCGCCGCACTGAGCCGCTACGACGTGCCGCTATTTGAAGAAAAAACGCTTGTGCCCATCACAATTAAAAAGGCGCAGCTCAACACATTTGTGACGAACAGCGACAAGTTCGACACCACGCTGGCGCATTTTGACGACGGCACCTTTTTTGACGTGCTAACAAACAAAATGTTTTTTGCGTATCCGGCGCCAAGTCAGCTTGCCGGCGTCGAGCAGCTTTTCAATAAGATCACGTTCCCCACTGTTATGCTGGACAGGAATATCGATTTCGTATTGGACCCTGTTGCCGGCGCGCTTATTTTTAGCAGCGACCCGTTCGATAACGAAGCTTTCTTGCGGCATGCTGTTAGCGAAAACGACGAAGAGATTACGCTGTGGGGCTTCTGCGGCAAGTTCGATTACGAGCTTGTGTTTAATCAGTTCGCGTATGCTCTGGGGGTCAAGCTCCAGAGCAGTCAAGGCTACAAAGATCTGACGAACGCTATTATCGACGGCCTTATTGATGGCGGTGCGACAGCCGCCACGTTAGACATAGCGCTCGCGGCTATTTGCGGCATTCCCGTAAGCGCCGAACCTGTCGAAACCGTTGAAACTATGGATTACGACAACCGCGGCTTTTTTATCGCTACGGATAAGACGGTGTACCGTTTTAACAACACAGTAGAACCCCGAGTCGGTCTTGGGCAGGTTATTACAGCCGGCACGCAACTTATCGGCGGCGTAGAGATCAGCGAGTTTTTTGTCGGTAATCAGTACGCTACATTAAACGCGCAAGACGCCGTTATCTGTTACCCGCCCGGCGACGGCAAATGGTCCGACAACGTCTGGAAACCATTGCTGCCAGAAACAGACAAAGACTTGATACTTAACCCGAATCTGTTTCCATGCCGCGCCGCGCGAAAAGACTTGGCTGCGCTGGCGCTGGACGGCGGATTCCTGTCGGCTTGTTTCTACAGCGATTTGATATTTGAAAATAAGCAAATCCCGCTGGAGGTCGATACCGAGCACCCGAGCGGTTATACATACCTGCGGTTTGGCCTCGGTGGTCTGCCGGCTGACGTAGAGCGGTTTTTTGATGAGCTGCATTATCGCGGGGTGCAGGCCGCTTCCGAGCCGCCACCAGATTGCCCGCAACCGCATAAACGGCACGGTACGCTTGCGCACTTACTAGATAGCCGCGTAAACCCCGCCACCGAACCGAACGAAACACATTTACCGCGCACTATCAATCCGCTGCAGTTTTTAGTGGAAAATGTGCTTAGAAATAACGTATTTGTTGTCAGAATTTTAGTGTCGGCATTGGGGCAAAATAGCCTCGGCCTGTACAATATTAGACACCTGCGCCAATTGTTGCCGCCACAAACGGCCATGATCGTTATATTTGAGCTGGCGCCGGGCACGGACACCGTAAATGGCGCAGATAACGTGCGGGAGACGCTAGATACGTTTACAGGTATGGCGCGGCGGCAGGATACGGTACCCGCGACACTTCTGCGGGATTTTGAGGCGACGGCGCGGGTTGTATCAGGTACGTGTCAGTAAGGAAACACTATGGCTACCGACAAAATTAGCCCGAATACTGGCGTGCGCGGCCACGTAACGCTCTGGCGCGTCGACGATAAAACAGGCTTAAAAACGCCTGTTGTGGCGCAGCCTAATCAAATTCAGTATGCGTGGGGCTATATCGCTGCCAAACAGCTCGGCTATAAGCGGCAGGCAGACAGGCTCGATTACAGCATTTCTGCGCTGTATATCGAGTTTGAAAACCAAGCCGACCCGGCTACGCCGATTTCCGCCGCTCCGTTTGCCCGCGATATTGATATCAATTACTACAACTCGCTGGTCGACTCTAGTTCGCGCGACTTTTTGCGAATCCCGCTATCAATTGAGCCGGCGCTGTCCGTATCGGCTGGCTATGTAGAAAAGCTGCCGAGCACCCAGCAGGGCAATCAGCTAACGTTTTTCGTGCAGACTGCGGGCACAGCTGGCGTGTACGGCAAGACATTCAGCCACCTTGTAAACAGCAAAGTGTTCTCGGCCGCGCTGGTTGCCGCCCCAGTGTTTAGCGACAGGACAAAAGACGTCGTGTTTGCGCGCACGATCTTTACGGCCGAAAACCAAGTCACAAAAGAACCGTCCTCCCAGATCGGTATTACATGGGATGTGGCGTTTGAGTAATTGTCTATAACCGCCGGAGGACAAGGATGTCCGGGAACTGGCTGCACAACATTAAACACGTCAACCCCGGCGAGCCTGTACAGGCTGGCATTGTGGGCCGGCCCGATCGCGCACTGGCGGATCGCACGGATTATCTCAAAGACCGCCTTGACGCATCTTCCGTCGGGCAGGCATTGTTCGACTCGGGCGCCACAATTGCACCCGATGTGCTTCCCGGACATCCTGTGTACTGGAACTACACATCGCACAGATATGAAAAAGCGCTTGCCGCTGCAGCCATCGACGCAACCACACAGCTGCTGACTATTCAGCCGTCGTCTGATTGCGTTGGTTTATGCTTGCGTAAACGATCTGAAACGCTTGGCGATATTGTGCTACGCGGCGTTGTCGAGATCGCCGAGCTGGGAAATGCCGTTACAACTCCGCTGCTCGAAGATAATGTGACTCACGCCCCTATTCCCGCCGGCCGCTACTACTTATCCGCCGCTGAGCCGGGCAAGCTGGTGCAGCAGAAGCCGGGCGTAACCGTTAGCGTGTGCTACGTACAGGGCCCGAAAGACAACTGCAGCGACGTACCGCGCGTTGTCGTAATGCCGCATACAGGCGACTTTATCAGCGAGCACACGCATTACCGATTTGATCTGGTTCCAGCTCCCGCCGGCCAGCACGACCCTGACGCTGCCGTAAACACCAACCGCCATCAGATCACGAGCCCTAACCCGGCTCTCCCGGGCTGGTTGCCCGCGAACCACGCAAGCTTTAACGGCAAAGCGCCTGTAGGCGCATGGTTCGGTTACAACCTCGCGCAGCATCCAGCTCTGGCTAATGTTTGGCCGCCTGTGCCAATCCAGTCCGTCGCGCTGCTGTGGGACAAAGGCGTCAACCGCGTCGGCGCTACAGAAGTGCCGCAGGGTGTTGAGGGGCTTGTCGTATGTGATCTCAACGGCATCTGGTGGATGAGCAACTGCTACGGCGATGTGCCGTGGCCGGCTACGATCGACACAGCAAACCCGCAAACGCCGCCAGACGCGACGACGGGCGAGTGCCCCCGCGTAGAAGCTATGCGCGTCGTGGTAGTGTTTTTGCGCATGCTCGTCGGCAACGATCGCAGCGTGGTTACAAGCCTGCAGCCGGATACCGACAGCCCGATCACCGTCACTAATTGCGCGGGCGCGCCGGCTATGACTGGCGATTTGGCGCTTAACCTGAATCTGCCCGTTGTACCGGAAGAAGCAATCGGCGGGCAGGTATTTAAAGAGCTGGTTTCCGGCCGCAAGCTCAAGCGTGGCTGGGTTTCCGATGGCGTATTTACGCTGTCAAATCAGCTGTCGATCGCCGGTTCGCGAAATTTATCCGCGCGCACAGTAACGATCACGCTGGCAAACCCCGGCGTATTTACTGCCGCTAATCACGGGCTCACCGCAAACGCTCCAGTGCGTTTTAAAACAGCAGGCATTCTGCCCGGCGGCGTGCTCGCGAATAAAACGTACTACGTGTTAAGCGCAGGTTTGACGACGAACACATTTTGCGTGGCAGACGCGCCGGCTGGAACAGCTGTAATTACGACTGGCCCGCAAGCCGGCCCGCACACTGTAGAAACAATTCGGCTGTTAACGAATGCCGAAAAAACGGGCTTCAACATTCCGTTGTCGCAAGAAGTGCTCGTGCAGCAGGGCGTAATCAAGATCGACTACACCGATAATCTGGTGGAGCGGGAAATCGCGCCACAGATCATTCGGCTTGATGATACGGTCGAACGCCTGTATTTAGATATCCCGTACATTGGTTTTCCGTCCGGGCAGGCGTCTGCGATTCGGGTTCGATTCAATGTAGCGCACGCGAATTTGGGGTCGAACTTAAATATGAAAGTGCGCGTGCACTTTTTTGGCCGCGGCGGCACGCCGACACAGGCGGCAACATTGCCTTCCTTGCTTATGACGTATCGCAGAATCCAAGCCCCCGCCACAAATGGTACCGCGCTACCAGTGTCGGACACGGCGATTGGCTTTACGTCGAATGTCACGCTGCCTTCTGACACGGCGGTCGTGCGCGACAGCGAGGCGTTTGACGTCGCAGCGGGCGATACCGTGCTGGTCACGCTGCTCCGAGCAAACAACCCCGCAGACGTGTACGCTGAAGTTGGACTGCTGCGCATTGACGGTATTGTTTACAACGTAACATGATACCGGGTTGCTGCTATGCCTATTGGAAATTGGAATCTACAGTGGCTTAACCACAATTCGCAGCGGTCTTATCCGCTGACAGAGCAAGCCACAAAAACAGATATCACCGGAACGATAACGCTGCCGGACAGTTTTATTGTCGGGCTGTATTTACCGGTGCATTCCGGCATCGCCTTCACGCCCAACAATTTTTTTATCAGAACGGTTGTTATCGCCCCGACCGGTTTCACAATCACGGTCGCCTACATCGCCGACGACGTAACGATAGATGTAGCAACTGCCGTAATTGCACGAAATAATTATGTTGCTAATCAGTCGTATGCGCTGGGCGGTATAAATAACTTTGACGACTGTGTCGGGCGCATTGTACTCGGCGCACTTGATGAAATTGATAAACTGCCCGCCGGCGCATACACATTTAATTTGGCTGGCGGCGGGCTCGAAACAGACGTCATACGCCCAATGATTCGCGCCGTGTCTCGGCTGCGTGTGCTTAACAATAATGAACTTAGTGCCCCAATTTACGGCGACGTCGTGCTTGTTGCTGGCACAAATGTCCGGCTTAGCGTTGCGCAGTCGGCAAACACAACCGAAATCACATTTGACGCTATTTCCGGCGTGAATCTCAATCAAAGCTGTCAGTGCGCTGTACCGCAAACGGGCGCCTGCATTACGTGCATCAACGGTGTGTGCAGCACAGACGGCACGTTTACATTTGCGCAAGACGAATGCATCAGTATTCAACCGATCACCAACGGCTTGTCGTTTGCTGACACATGCGCGTCTCCGTGCTGCGGCTGTACAGAACTGGACGCGATTACACAGCAAATTAACCGTTTCGGCGACGGCGTTACAACGTTACAAAATTTCGTTACGCGACTCGGTTCTGAGGTCACGCAAATGAGCTTGGTTGTGCTCAGCAGCAAGCTTGGCGACTCAGGCTGCCAGACGGGGTGACATATGCCGTGCCCCGATTTTGTTACATCTTCGTACGGTCGCCGCGGCATTGGCGTTGTGCAGCCGCAAAGCGGTTTGGATTATCCGCTAGTCTCGCCGACGACCGAGGCGCAAGACGATATCCGCTATTTATTGGCAGATCTGTACTTTGAGTACGACGATCCGCACGTCTACGACAATACGACGCCAACTGCGCATCCGTTACGTATTGCGTACCTGTACGGCGTTGGCTGCAACGATAACGTTGGCGCTTATCCAGATTTTCCTGCGCCGGCGCATGATGCAGACATCGTAATTGTCGACGCTGCAAATAACGTGATTTTTGACACCACAGTTGGCGACATTGTTTTTAACAGCGCGCCGTGGGGAAATGACTACATTATTTATGAGTGGAAAAAATCATACGCGGTTTGCCGGCTTGTCGCTTATGTCACGTGGCCCAGCGGCGATACGGCTGCCAAAAATTATGACAAGTACATCAAACCGGCCAACGCGATAATTGACGAGCGCGCTGTGTATAAAATGCCCAAACGCGTGTTGTCAGTTGCGGTTAAAAACGGCGCGACGACAAGCCAAAAATACACCGGCCGGTTTTTGTTTGTAAACGGTTATAACGTAGAGATTGCGCCCGCCGCGCCCGCAGTGCGTAATTTTAGAAATGAAACGCCCGTTACCTTCACCGCCGAAGCGGGCACCGGCCGCGGTAAGTATACAGACTGCAGCGAAATTACGGCCCCGGCGGCAATTACGAGCATAAACGGCATTGGCCCAGACAATGTCGGCGACTTCTTGTTGTCGGGTAAAGATTGTTTGTGGGTTCGCCGACCAACTGCACACGAGCAAAACAGTAATAACGCGTTGATTGTAGCGCCCGCCACAACCGCGCAGCAGCAAATTGGCGCCGATTGTTTACCGTGCTGCAGTTGTGCGGATTACGCCGCCACCGCAAAGTACATGAACGATACCAGTCTGCGCTACAAACTTATTGGCGCGCGAAGCGAAAACATTCGCGCGTACCACGAAAACAACATCAGCCGTTGGAACGATCAGCGCGCATGCAGTTTGGCGCGCCCGTTAAAGTTGTTGTTTTTACCGCAACGTTGTCCGTACTTAGACGTTGTTGTGATGTTATGCAACCCGTGCGATACGTGCATTCCAGCGAGCACATTAAAACTAAAGTTAACTATCGACACCGACGTTACTATGGCGTTAGAATGCGGCCACTCCGCGTTTTACGCGACTGGCGCGCCGGTAAGCACGCCAGCGTTAATACCGCTCGTAGACGAAATAGGTTACACAATACCGTTTCCAGAAATTCGCGGCGGTGACTCCGCTTACGCGCAATTCAGACTTAAATTTTTGGAGCCAGATGTAACACAGACGCCGCCCTTTAGGCGCGCCCGCAGCCCGTACGAAATAGCTGGCATACTGACCGCAACTATTAACAGCACAAATAAACCATTAAAAATCAACTGTTCTACCGCGGACAGCGAGTTGGCCGCAGAGTCGCAAACGTCGCAACTGTTGAATTGCGATGAGAACGGTCACACACCAGTTGCGTGCTAATTTATGTCAATCAGAAACCAAAACTGGTACAACCTACAATCTACGCGCAGCTACCCGCTCGACGAAAAGAGTACGGGCGAGGATGACGCGAACGTGTTTATCCGTAATGATATTTTAGTTGATTGCCATATCAAATTTCCGTCGACAGCTGGTGGTTGTTTATATGTGCAGGCGATCACGGTTTCAGCCGGTCTTGTAACGGTCGTTTTCGGCGCAAGCGACGGTAGCCCGCAGGACGTCGGCTACACTATCGCTACGGTGTCTGTGCCGCAGCCCGTCGCGCCGTATGTCAATTATCCGATTACTGGACTGATACCCGGCATTTCTGGCTGGGTTGTGTTTGGTCCCGGCGTTGATACTAGCTTTGTGGGCCGTTACTCTAAACCAATTCAAACGCTTTTACAGCCACGCTGCGCGCGGCCGTACCGCGCGTTACCAATCCCAACACTCGGCAAAATCAATTTAGAAGATCAGCTTAGCGGTGTCATAACGCTGGCGGCGACGACACCTGTTACAGCTAAGTACACGCGACTGGTCACGGCCGGCACACCGCGAACGGCCGTAATCTTTGCGATAGATACAACACAGATAACTACAAATTACAATCCGCTCATAGAGTTTCTCGGGCCGTGTGGTCAGCGGCCTGAAAGCGGCACATGTCCAAAACCGGCAATTGAGTCGATCAACGGCATACAGCCAGATTGCGCCGGCAATATTGCCCTCGATTTTGTTGGTTTTACGCCGCGCAATTTTACGGCCTGCGGGGGATTAGACGTACTTGCGGATACGGGTTTGGCAGAAATTTGCGCGGCCAATAAACCGCCAAAACCGCAGGAATTTAGCGATGACTGTTGTAATCCAGACAGCCCCGTGTTTGACGGCGAAAATGAATACTGTTGGCCAGATCCAACCACGCAAATTGACACCGTCGTAGACGAAACAATTGTCGCGCCAGATTACCCGTGCTTAAACTTGCCGCTGTGTATTGATTTTAGCGCGTGCACAATATCGCCGTACTTTGAAACACGTGACGGTCGATTTTTTATCACACAAACACGCGCACCAGAGATATGCCCGTGCAGCATTCCTGCGCCAGATCCCGATGCCGACCCGAATACAAATCCCGACCCTATCGTACCACCGGAACTGCCAACAAACAGCCTTACGGATCACAATGTTTATGCAGCGGGCCGCGTTGCAAATTTAAACATCTCAGTGTTAAGAAATTGCCCGACCGATTGGGTATACGAGCGCACGATCGCAGTGGAGACGCGAATTGGCGCCTCGGGTTTAACGCGTAACGCCGGCCTCATTTTGAACTACAAACAAGAATTGGTACTGGGCGTCGTTACGACAACCTATATTGTCGCGCTGCTCGATGCGGCACAGGCGCAATTTCGTATTTTGCGGTATAATAACAGCCAATTTATAGAGGAAGCGCGCGTCAATTTCGACATAAAACTTACCAAGTGGTATCGCATCAGCCTAAACCCGGTACTTGCCGCGCCGGTAAATGATGTATTTACCACAGTCAATCTTAATTTCGCGGTCACAGTACTTGACGAAAACACTGCTGGGATTAGCGGAACGGTGCCAATGAGCATTTCAACATTTGGACAAGGTCTTGCCGGCATATTCGCAAATCGCTCGTACGCCGTATTTAATCGTTTCACTGTGACATAGCGGGTGATACATGACCGACGCACGTATCCTATACCCGCAGTTTCGCGACGAACAGTCAGATTCACGCTACCCGTTTGCTGACGCCGCTACGCTTAAATCGACAGACGCGAAATTCGTAATTCGCCCGACGGCGTTCATTGATGCCGTATTTTTTATCATTGGCGGTGGCTCGCGGCTGTATATCTCTAGCGTTGCAGTCGGGGCGGAAACAGTTTCAATAACTGTTGGCGACCCTGACACGCCTGCGCGAGCAATCGGCGAATACGCGATATCCGCTATTCCGAGCAACGGGCTAATTTCGTTTTTTGATATTTATGGCCGACCTGTCGGTTCTTTGCTGTCGAGTCCGACTGAATTAGCGAACCTAGCCGATAACGACATCGGGACGTACGCGTTTGCTGTCACAGCCACCGAATTCGTGTCGAGCGTTGTTATACCGGCTAACGAGCCCGGCGTACGCGGAATACTGGCGGATAACAGCCCGTTACTGACCGGCGACATATGGCTGATTGGCGACCGCGGCGTTGTTTTACGCCACGAGCCGCCGAATATTATTCGTGTAGATGTCATTGGCGTGCCGCTGTATCAGCGCCTTTTGTGCGAACCGTACGGTAGTTTTCAGAGCAAACGGTTTTTAAAAACGATCAACGGTTGCCCGCCAGATGCGTTCGGCAATTTCACAATCACGGCCACAGGAGAACTGGCCGCCGACACGGCGCTGCGTGTGTACCCGCAAAACGGCACGCTTGTTATCGATACCGCTGGACGGAGTTTAATCTAATGCCGCGTCCCGGATTTTATAACGACAACGAATACCGCGCATACCCGTTTGTATTCAAACCAAATTTGCCGGATCCGCTTCTACCCACAAATGTGATCGTAGACGCTGGAATTATTTTGGGGCTGGACGCGTTTAGCGCCAATGTCGGGGACTACACCGTGTGGCTCGCGGCTGTCGAACGGCAAGCGACCACATTTGTTTTCACGCTCAGGTACGCAGAAAAAAACTACACAGCGTCACCCGCGCCGCTTGTATTTGTGTGCCCCGCCGACGCACCAGACTGGGTGACCGTTTTTGCCGAGTCCGTACCCGTGTCGACCGAAACAGCAGACCCAATCTGGGAGGGTTTTATCGTTATTGGAAAAATCGAAACGCTTGTCGCCACAATGACGGTCGGGCAGACGCTTGTTTTTGCGCAGAATAACTATCAGATCGAGCCGGGACGGATTCAAAATCTGCACAAAGCTTACTTGCGGTCCGTAACACTTGCTAATTATGACCGCCCGCGCGTACCGGATTGCGGCGCAGAAGCTATTGCCCCGGGCGAACGAACACTCGTAGTGGCCAGCAGCAATTTAAAGGGGCCGCTCGTTTTTAAAGAAGGTTATAATTGTCAAATTACGCAGATAACCAGATCTAACGAGATTTCAATCAGCGCGCTTAAAAATGCCGGCGCGCCAGTCGATGCCGATTTCTGCGCGCACGGCAGCGAGGTGCCACTGTACGTCGGCGAACCGTTTGATCCGGTTACGCAACTCTACAGTAACAGCCCTACGTGCAAACAGGTCATCAGCACTATTAACGGCGTCGGCGGTAAAAACATAAATATTATTGGCGGTAACGGGGTAACAATTGCGACGGACGGCGACAACAATAAAATAACCGTCACCAAAAAATTGAACGCGCAAACGAATTGCACAGCGTGAGCGGACTATGACAGAAAACTTGTTCAAAGACTCTAATTGTCCAATTGAGGCCGTGCCAAAAGCCGACTTCAATTTCATCGCGCTTGACGTGTGCAACATTCCGCCGGCGCCAAAACCGATCTACGGCTGTACTGCGCCGTTCATCGCTCCCGAGCCGCCCGATGACGTTGGCCCAACTTGCCCCGTATTTCTCGCCACCGCGACGCTAAACCTTGGGTACGCGGATGGCGGCAACGGGAACCCGTGTAATATCGGCCCCGCTGCGGCGGTAATCACACTTGATAAAAAAGATATAGACCCGTGTACGTACAGCCTCGACTTTGATCTCACGATACCGATTCCAAAACCGCCGTGCGCACCCAATGTAACTATCGGCGCATTTAATTTTGCGGTAGCGTACGACAAATGCCCATTGCCGCCATCGCGTTTTCTGGTTCAAAAAAATGTCACGGTTGGCGACTGCTCTACGCTAGACGAATGTGATTTTAGTTTAGATCTAGAGATCAACGTCCCAATTCCGACACCGGAGTGCCCGCGAATCAATGTAAATTCGTTCGAGGTACTCGCCGGCTATGCGCCGTACGACGGCAACCCGGGCTGCATAGATAAAAAAGCATTTTTTACCGTTACGCCGCGCATCGAAGTGGGCAGCTGCGACCTACCCGATAAATGCAACTTTGATATCGACGCAAGCATAGTCGTGCCGATCCCGCGACCGTTGTGTACGTCAATTAATCTTACTAAGTTTAACGTTACAAGCGGCTACTCCAAGGATCTCTGCCTTGAAAATGGCGCCAATAATTTCAGCATCACGCCAGTGCATATTTTTGGCGACGGCTGTAGTACGCCTGACCAGTGTCGTTTTGATGTTGAGTTGGAAATTCTTATTCCAATTCCAGCGCCAACCTGCCCCGACATTAATATCAGTAATTTTAAAGTCAACGCCGGTTTTACGGGCCGCGAGTACGACGAAAATAATTACCCGCTAGATATTAAATGTTTTGTTGGGCCAGTAAATAAAATTAGCGTGCCGTTCGACGACGGTTGCTACATCGTAAGAACCCTGTGGTATTGCACTGGAAATCTGCTTTTAAACTCGTTCAACGGATCGGCTAGCTTGCGCTGTCCGTGCGCAGAGCTATTGGACGACGAAGGTCTGCCGCTATATCCGCCAGATTGCGACCAAGCGACAACCCAATACGCTTTCTATACCGGCCCGCAGAATGCTTTGATAACCGGCACGGGCGTAATAACCGGAACTATCGGCGCCGGTATCGTTTATCCGCCGCCCGACCCGTGGGGTGTTGGCGGTTGGTGGGTGCCCGACGGTGATTTTAGCGGCGCGGAGGTTGTTCCGTGGATGCCGGTCTCGCCAGAAATTACAGCCTACAACGGCACGCTCGTAACGATAGGCAACAGTTGTACTGGCGAAGTTCGCGACGCAGAAGAAAAACACAGTAAATTTCGCATCACGCCAACGATCGTACCCGGAGATTGCAACAATCCAGATCAGTGTAATTTTGACGTTGATTTGCAGGTCGTTCTGCCGCTGCCGCGGCAATTTTGCCCAGTTATTAATGTCAACAGTTTCGACGTCGTTACGGCGTATGACGACGCTATTTGTTTTACTGGCGTCGAACAAAAATTTGAAATCACAACAGAGCACATACAGGGCGAATGCGATCAACCCGACCAGTGCAATTTTTTAGTAGACCTAGCGCTGGCTATCCCTATTCCGCGCCCACCGTGTCCCGTAATTAATACAAAAACGTTCGACGTGTCTGTCGGTTTTGCAGCTGCCGACGCCGAAATCGGCGTAGACAATAAGTGCTTGTTTGGCAAGAACACGCGCTTCGCCATTACGCCGACCATTATTCCGGGCGGCTGCGACACGCCAGATGAGTGCCAATTTGATGTTGAACTGGAACTCGCCATTCCAATTCCGAAACAACCGTGCCCGAATATTTTTGTTAACAATTTCACTGTAGTTAGCGGATTTCAACCGGCAGATATTAACGATAAAAATTCGTGCCTCTATGGCGTCACGCCAGCATTCACCATTACGCCGAGAATTGTTGTCGGCAATTGCAATACGCCGGACCAGTGCGACTTCGATGTCGATCTTGCTATCGCAGTCCCAATTCCGCGCACGCCGTGCCCAGTTATCAGCGTGCAAAATTTTGGGTTAACTGTTGGCTTTATCGGAAACGATTCCGATAGTAAGTGCTTCACAGGAAAAAATAAATTCAGCATTACGTCCGAACACGTGCCGGGCACAGACTGTGATGATCCGGGTGAGTGTCGTTTTAACGTTGAGCTAGATTTAGAAGTTCCAATCCCGCGACAGCCGTGCCCAAATCTCAACGTTATAAATGTTGACGTACGCAGCGGATACATCGTCAGTGGCAGCGGCGGCACTAGTGGCGGCAGCACAAAGCTCTCTTTCACTGCCGCCGGTGGTGGTAATAGTAGCGGCGGCACGAAGCTCTCGCTCACGGATCCCAATAGCAACAGCGCCGGCGTCGAGTTTTGTCCCGGCGGGTATGCATTAAGGTACACCGTGGTTGGCGACCCCGCGTCGATCACGTGTGTTTCTATTGACCAACACTGCGCTACCTTGTTGGCGAACGGCTACTTCGACAGCATAGAAAATGGCGTCGTGGTACCCGGGACAATGGAGCAATGCAGAATACATCTCGCTAGTAGCGGTTTTTCTGCAGACGGGGTGTGTTATGCAGATTCAAATTGTAAAGTATCAAGTAGCGAGAGCGCGACTTGTTCGGGCGAATACGTCTTAATATACCGCCCCGCCGAATGCGAAGACTGCGGCGACGGGACAGAATGTCGTCAAGTTGAAACATACTGCGCCGGCGAGGTAGCGGCTGGGCGCTACGCGACAATGGCTGTGTGCAGATCAGCGCAGTACAACATGGCTATGGGTAACGTGTGTTATTCAGATTCAAATTGTCAAATACAAAGCGGCAGCGTCACCAATAATGGCGGCGGTGGTGGCGGTGGTGATAGCGGCGGAACACCTGAAAACATTTTTGAGAATTTCACGTCCGGGCTCGCCGTTACACCGCGCGTCACGCAGGGCAATTGCGATACGCCCGACCAGTGCGATTTTGATATCGACCTAAAAATCGCAGTCCCGATCCCGCTGCCGCCCTGCCCTATTATTGCGGTACAAGCGGTTTCAATGACCGTTGGGTTTACGGACGGCGGCGGCGTTACTTGCGCAGACGGCGAAAACGTTTTGCGCATTACGCCAGAGCATATACCGAGCAGCAGCCACAACGATCCCGGGCAATGCCAATTTAATGTCGAACTGGAGCTGAACGTTCCAATTCCGCGCGCGCCATGCCCGCAGCTGCGGCTTACAGCTTTTGATGTCACGACAGGCTACGAAACGTGCTCGTCATTGGTGGGTAAATCGAATTACTTTGCAATAACCCCAAACCATAAACTCGGGGAAGGTTGCGACGATCCCGGCAAGTGCGAATTTGACGTCGAGCTATTACTCGCTATTCCGATTCCAAAACCGCCGTGCCCGGTAATTCGTCGCCGCACTTTCGCGCAAAACGTGTTTTATAGCACGCAGTGCACAAAAGGACTCGGCGCAAGCAAATTTGAAATAATAAACGCATCGACTACGGATGAGTGCGGCGTCGACAACTGCGAATTCAACGTCGATCTGGAATTAAACATTCCGATTCCGCCGCCGCCGTGCCCAGTAATTAATGTTAGTCGCTTGGACGTGCGGAGTGGGTATGCCGGGTCGGCGTGCGTTGCGGGTAAGTCCAGCTCGTTTAGCGTCGTGTCGCGGCAAACACCGGTTGATTGCGGTGCGCCGCAGTGCGAATTTGATCTTGATCTCGCGATTGTTATCCCGATCCCTGAGCCGCCCTGCGTTGAAATTAAAAGCGGCGAGGTGCGAGTGACCACCGGTTTTGCCGGTGCGGCGTGCGTCAGCGGAAAACAGAATAAGCTCACAGTCACAAAAAGAACAATTCCGTCGTCGGCGTGCACTACGCCTGACACGTGCGCGTTTGATTTGGCGTTAGATCTTTTTGTGCCGGTTCCGCCGCCGGTATGCGCGACTATGTCGACGAGCGGCACGTTTTTTACGCGCTACGAAGACGTTGCGCCTTTGCGCACCGGTAGTTTTCTTGCAATCACGCCGGTCACCAGCGGCCCAAGTTGTCGAGACCCGGGACAGTGTCTGTATCACTTTGATATCAACATTGACACGCTGCTTCCGCGACCGCCGTGCCCGGTTATCAATGTTGTAAATCAAAGTTTGCGTGTCGGTTACGGCGCAGCATCGACGGTGCTGCTTGAAATTTTACCAACGCATACGCTGAATATCGGCGTAAACGAACCGCCGCAATGTAACTTCGATGTTGTACTGGATTTAGACATCCAAATACCGACGCCGCCGTGCACAATCTGGACTGGCGCCGTCAATGTGACATCACTACCGCCGACAGCAGACCCAGTCGGCAGCATGAGCATTACGCCGGCATATTTTCCGGGGCAAAGTTGCGCGACAGACGTTGTCATTAATCTCGGCATTCCCAAACCGTGTATTCCAGTTATTATTGGTAAAACTGGAACACTTTATTCCGGTAAAGATCTCGACAATACCGTAACGCTTAATGTGGCGCAAACGGATCTTTGTCGTTGGGAAATCACGCCGTATGTTTCCGTCAAAGCGATTACAGCGTGCCCCATTTTCGGCGCCGGCGACTACAAAATTGACCCGACGCCAGTACAGTATGCCGGCGGTGGAGAATACACGCCAATTTCCGGCGGTGCTTTATCAATCACACCACGCGGCGATAAAAACGGCGACTGTTTTTATGACATCAAATTACTCACCGCGACAAACACGCTACAAGGCGGCACAGTAACTGTTACCGGCGGCAGTCAAAAAATTGGTGGCGGTTATGTAGATATAAAAAATAACGTCGTCAATGTCACGGTTACATTAGATACGACTGATTGTCCGTCTGACGGCACCGGCGGCGGTGGGAGCAAAGGCGATCAAGGTGAAAGAGGCGCAACCGGCCCGCAAGGTAAGACCGGCGCTACTGGCCCCGCTGGCCCAACCGGCCCGCGCGGTTTAATGGGTATGCCGGGCGCTATGGGTATGATGGGCCCGCAAGGCCTGCAGGGCGAGACGGGCGAAAGCGGACCTAGTGGTCCGACAGGTCCGACCGGCCCCCGCGGCGCAACTGGTCCGCAAGGGCCCGCGGGTCCAGCGGGGCCGCGCGGTGCAACGGGCCCAACAGGTTGTATTGGTCCAACAGGAGATATGGGGGCGAGTGGCGCAACAGGACTTACAGGCGCTACCGGGGTAACAGGCGCAACAGGAGTTACCGGCGCAACAGGGCCAAGCGGCGTTACCGGCGCAACAGGCGCAATTGGCGCAACAGGTATAAGCGGCGCAACTGGGCCGAGCGGCGTCGTTGGTGAAACCGGCCCGATTGGTCAAACCGGCGCCGTAGGCGCCACTGGCGCGCAAGGCGCTACCGGCGTTACAGGCGCAACTGGCGCAACGGGTATAAGCGGAGCGACAGGCCGCCAAGGCGTGTCGGGTGCAACAGGCCCGCGCGGTCAAACCGGCGCCACAGGCGCCGTTGGCGCGCGCGGCGCAACAGGCGCAACTGGCAATCAGGGTATTACCGGCGCGACCGGCGCGCGCGGGTTTACAGGCAGCACGGGCGTTACAGGTGTGCCCGGCGCAGCAGGCGCCGCTGGCCCACGCGGCGTCACAGGCGTTACCGGCGCAACGGGCGCAACTGGTGTAACGGGCTTAGTTGGGCCGCGTGGCCTCAAAGGCGATAAGGGCAATAAGGGCGACAGAGGGCTGACTGGATCGCCCGGAGCGACAGGTCCGCGCGGAGAAAAAGGCGCGCTGGGCCAAACCGGCCCTCGGGGGCTTCGCGGCGCGCGAGGAACCGCCGGCGCTACTGGTCCGATCGGGCCCACGGGCGCGCGGGGGGCAACTGGCGCAATGGGCAACAAGGGCGACCGCGGGATCGACGCCGGCTATGCAGCTGCGTTGTATACGCGCGGCACATGGAATGATTATTTAGTTTTCGGAAACGTTGAGCTGTTGTCGGATCTCACGGTCGGTAACATCACGAGAAAAGTACCGACGGTTGAAAATGTAGAGCTAACATATCGTTACGGGCCTTTTAGCGTTGGCGGGGCAGTGATTGTCGTTACGGACGAAGGCCTAGGCTACCGATCAGACCCGCTCTCTGGTCGGCGGCAACTCAATCCAGTCCCGGAACCAGCCGACGACGACGACGGCGTGTCAATGGAAGATGTCATATTGGGCGCGCAACCCCCGGCCGAAGCCGGCGACGCGTTTTTATGGTTCAACGATACTTCGACAATCGGGACGATGAACGACGGTTTATTGCCAGACCCGCCGCGCGTCGGGTGGATCAATATTGGGCCGATTGATATTAATCTTACAAACACCGATGAATGTTTGAAATACGTACCGGAAGACGTAATTCGAGCGCGCTACGAAGAATACTACACACTTCGCTATAGCGTGGACATGGCCCGCCCAGATGTCGATCCTGACCCACTTGCACCCCCGCCATCGGCAGAAGACCCGCCAGAACCACCAGCGCGTCGGTATCCGACAACGCGCGATTGGTTTATCGGAACAAATCGCACACCGCCCGACCAACTGCCAATTTTTTATAAGGGCCTCGCAACAGATTTTCCGCTGCGTTTGTACGACAACCCGCCGCGAGACGAATCCAAACCACAGATTCGCCCGCAGCGCTCGCCGACGTATGGTGACTTTTGGATCGAAAAACCGACATTGTTCGCGTACGTATGGACGCCGTACCAAAAAACAGTAATTGTTGACGGAGCGGAAGAAAAACTCGACATCAAGGGCTGGCAGAAGTTCGATACTATTCTCGACGGGCGTCAAATCGGTCCAACTGGTGCGACAGGCTGCGCCGGAGAAACAGGCCCAGAGGGTGAAAGAGGTGCTCCGGGTCTGCCGGGGGCTGCTGGGCCGGCGGGCGTTCAGGGCTCGCGCGGTGTCACTGGCCCGACGGGCGTTGCCGGCGAAATAGGCGCTACTGGCGCTAGTGGCGTTAGCGGCGCAACGGGTCCGTGCGGAAATGACGGGCAAATAGGCGCAACCGGTGTCCGTGGTGCAACAGGCCCAACTGGCAATCAGGGTGTTACAGGTGCCACAGGCGCGCAGGGGGCAACTGGTGTGCGCGGTATTACCGGGCCGGTCGGCGCCCGTGGTGCTACAGGGCCGCAGGGCGCGACCGGACCGCAAATTGCGTTAGTCGGCAATAATTTTATCTCGTCGCGACCGGCTGTGCTGTCGGGTAATGTTACAATTGTTGATAACGCAGTTATTGGCGCAACAATAGAGTTCAACACAAAAAATCTGGCGGCAGATGCTGATTTTACCACGGCGTTAATTACGCAACTTGGTTTGAACACAAACGGACAACCAGTTAACCCGACGTTGCGAGCAAAGTTTCGCGCCTTGATATTAGAGCTGCTGGAATAAATATCATGACCGAAAACAACGACAATGCGCAGCCAGAAGAAGAAGAGATCGTACTGCAATCTTTCGATGCGCCGGTTTTGCCGCTAACATCTGCCGGTTGCGGCGCTGCAGTCGGCCCGCCCGGCCCACCCGGACCGCAAGGCGATCCCGGCGCTACTGGTGTTACCGGCGCAACAGGCGCCACTGGCGTTACCGGCGCTACTGGCGCTGTCGGCGCTACTGGCGCAACCGGCATTCAGGGCGCAACCGGCGTAACCGGCCCGCAGGGCATAACTGGCCCAACAGGCGTTACCGGCGCAACAGGCGCCGATGGCGTTACCGGCGCTACTGGGGCCACCGGTATTACCGGCGCGACCGGCGCGCGCGGCGCAACAGGCGTTACCGGTATAACAGGTGCAACTGGCGTAACAGGCGCCAAAGGGGCCACTGGTACTGCAGGCGCTCGCGGCGCTACGGGCGCAACTGGCGCAACTGGACAAACTGGCCCGCAGGGTTTTGTCGGCCCGCGCGGCGCTACGGGCGTTACTGGCTTGCGCGGAATTAACGGTATTACCGGCGCGACCGGCGCGCGCGGCGCAACAGGTGCTACCGGGCTGCGCGGGCTTACAGGCGCAACCGGCCCAACCGGCCCGCGCGGCGCTACCGGTGTCCGCGGCTCTGTCGGTTCTACCGGCGCGCGCGGGTTTACAGGCAGCACGGGCGTTACAGGTGTGCCCGGCAGAGACGGCACAAATGGCGTGCCCGGTGCAACCGGCGCAACCGGCCCGGTTGGCCCTGTCGGTGCCGATGGCCCGCGAGGTCCCACCGGATTACAAGGTTTTCCCGGGCTACTAGGGCCGGAGGGACGACAAGGACCAACAGGCGCTACCGGTCCGCGCGGTTATTTAGGCCCGGCCGGCCCGCGCGGCCAGCGCGGCCAGCGCGGTGCGCCGAGTGAGACAGGCGCTACGGGCGCAACTGGCCCGCAGGGTGCGGGCGGTATTACGGGCCAAGAAGGCGCTACGGGTGCGACAGGGCCGGTAGGTATGACTGGCGCTACAGGGCCGTGCGGTAACCCCGGAGAGCGCGGTATAACGGGCGCAAGCGGCCCGGCAGGGGCCGTCGGCCCCAGCGGCCCTAGCGGCGCTATCGGCCCTAGCGGGGCCACAGGCGCGACGGGCGCGACCGGTCCCGCCGGAAGCACTGGCCCTACAGGCGTAGCTGGCCCTACAGGCGCATCAGGCCCCACAGGTCCGCTGGGACCAAGCGGACCCCGTGGTGCCGACGGCAATCGCGGAGCCACGGGCGCTACCGGTGTATTGGGTCCGGCGGGCGCGACCGGACCGCTCGGTCCAGTTGGCGCGACTGGGCCGACGGGGCCAAATGGCGGACTGACAATTAGCCAGCTTGTTGCAGCAATTCAAACAAATGCCGTGCTCCGCGCGGCGATTAAAGAGGCAGCAACAAACCCATGAGCCGGCTACACGTAAATGGCTGCACAAAAAATAATCCGCCGCTAAAATACGTGACAACCAACCCGGAGAAAAGCCATGGCCGGCAATATGACCCGCATGCTGTCATTGAATCGCGACAATATTTTACAAATGGGTAAAACGCCCGAGTTTTTTGACCGCAATCCGGGGTTAAAACACTTAAAAGAAACGATGGACGCCTGCAACGCCGCGTTTGAAAGCTCGGCAAAAAACGCCGGTTGCCGCTGCCGTGCAGATACTACGCTTATTGCCGGCTGCGTATCGGAGTTGTTAGAAACGCTTGAGGCCGCGAAGCAAACAAACCCCGAAACGGTGCAGCAGTTTGTGCGCTATGTTGCAAAGACAGATAACATCGAGTCGACAGGTGTTACAATATTCTACGCCAAGCCGAACGAAACAACGCCGACAAGATATCTATTTCCGTAGAGGCCCTAATGTCAGATTGCCGCGCGCCAAACCCGGACGATGAAATCAAAATCCCTGACACGATCGGGATGGATTTTTATTCGCCGCGCATCGCGCCCATGGCCGTCACAAGCAGCGGCCGGCGGGTCAGGCTGACGTGGCAAGTAAGCCGGTATAACTATCACGCAACAGACGGCATCCGTGTGCGCATCGTGGCGAGCGACGCGCTCCTGATGCCGATTAAAATTTTTGCGTACCTTCTGCTGCCGCTCAAGCCGGGTGAATCGGAACGCGTCGGCGCGTTTGATCATGTCTGCTCGCCGACTGATCTCGAAGAATATCCAGAAGACGAGCCGATCCCGGACACGCGACCAGAGTGGTTTCGCCTTGACTTCGTAGACGTTCTTTTACGCTCGCGTGCAGAGGTAGAGGCATTCATCCGCGACGTTGCTGAAGACGTGCAACGCTTAAAAGCCACGCTGGATCTGACAGACACATTACTTCCCGGCGGCCAAATCTGGATTGGCGACGCGCCATCAGCGCCACCACCGTGAGGATGTATTATGTCTGCGCTAGTTGTTATAGAGGATAGCACCATCTTCTCGATGTTGCACGACGCTAAGTTTGCAGGCATCCCGTGCTTAATTAATAAGCGCGATATTTTTGCGTCGTCAAAATCTGGCTGCGGGGCGTGCGCCCGTAAACGGCAAGAACACCAGCGCGGCGAGATGGCCAAGATCAAAACATGCTTGGCTGGCATGAGCAGCGAAAAGAAAAAAGAATTCAAGCAGCTTATCGACGCCGAAAAAGTTCGGATTGTTTACGTCAACGCTGGCGGCCAAGTGGTACAGCTGACGTTTTAGCGTCGCGTTCCATTTTCTGGAAACTGGAAACCGCTAAATTTCTCGCGATATCGCGGCATATTAGTTGACGCTACTGTGTTGTATCAGTGGGTCAACATCCGTGCCTCGCGAGGGATTTAAAGTCATGGTTGCTGCAGCTGTTTCGCCGGTCGTTGAAAAGTTTCGTGGCAATGTGATCAAGCGGCTCTACAAAGCCGCCCCGTCGTTTCAAATCGTGCCCGAAAAGGCTGTGCGTCTTTTCGAGTACGTAATGGAAGGACACGCCGAAGCCGTCGACAACATCGACGGGTTTTGGTCGAAGGCCGCGTTCATTCGGGAGCGCGTGCTGGAAATCACCGCCACTTCTCGGCGGGGAAACATGTCGCGGCTGTACAACGAGTACACTGCGGCTATGTTCAGGGGCATGCTTGCCTCTGAAGGTGAGGACACAGTCCTCAAGCCGGCTGACCCCCACGCTGAGGCGCGGGCGCAGTATCATGCCTACGTGGCGTGCACTGCGAGTCTCGACTGATCAATCCGTATCACTGGCTGTGCAGCTGGGATACACATCTACTGTCCTAACCCGACGGTAATGTGTATTCCCAGTTGTGCAGCCGGTGATTTCAATTTTCCTTAGCTATCAATGAAACGCAAACTAAAACTCGATAAAAAACCAGAGAAGGCTAAGCCGCCGTTCGTCATGGCCGAGCCAAATGACGACGCCGCAGCGTTTGGTTGGTCGCTTGGAAAGCTGCGCTATCCGTCAAAAGACTCCAAACCTGATGACGTGTGGCCCGGCGCATGTATGTTTGAAGTCCCCGTCCCGTATGAAGTCAAACAAGTTTACGGGCACATCATCGAGTTCATAAACCCGGCGTTTGTGCAACTCATGCTGGACAGCGACCCCGACATCAGAAAAGGCGCGGAAAAAGTGCGGCGCGCTAATTACACGCCAGAGGCGCTAGCTAAGTATCAGAAAACAATCTTGACCGTGTTCACAACCAAGATTGTGCCCGAAATCGTGAAACGTTTTACTGCCGTTGCCGGAAATGTTGCAGAGTTCTATTCTGCCCGGCTCGCCCACATCGACACATTTGGACTAGAGGAATAGCATGCGAAAACAAACGATTACGTTAGAAATCATATGCAGCGGGGCCATTGATCCGCCGCAGTATTGGAAGTGGGCAGAGCTGCTCGATCTTGAGCCCACAGAAAGCGTCAGAGTAACCGCGTTTACCAAAATAACCGAAGTCCCGGACGTAATAGAAAGCGATGCCGATGAAAACTAAAACCAAAAAGACCGTTATCAAAAAGAAAACCGCGCCGCGTAAAAAACGCAGCGCGGCCCCTAAGTCCGGCATGACCGGTTATCTCGTTATCTGGCGGCACACCATGGACGACGTACCGGTCGGACTGTTCGCTGACCGTGAAGAGGCGTTCAAGGTTGCGAAAAAAATGAGCCTTCGCGCCGGACAGGCGGTCACTGCCAAACTTGAAATCGACTGCACGACACCAGTTTGTTTTTCCGTTGTTCAGTTCGAAAAAGGCAAACCGGTAGCCGTTCTTTGGGTCGACCGCAAAGACGACCATTACGGACTAGAGCGACGCTAAAATGACAAAGTCGCGCTGATAACCGGCGACCGGCCCACGCTTGCCCATCATAAGCTCATCGTCAGTCTTGCCGTTCTCGTCAACAGGGTACGGACCGCTAGCGTTGGAAACACCGGGTCGGTTCAGTCCAAGCTCGGCCGCCTTCTGCAGAACCATATTTGACGTTGCAGCCGCCATGAGTTCTTCGATACCATTACCGCTGACCACAAATTCAGCCCGGCCCGTAGAGACGTTAGAAAGCGAGTCGACGATGGAAACCATGGAAACCTCCGGTGAAAAAAAGAGCCTTACGCTGAATATGGTAATGCGCGTTGTAGAGTTAAGCAAGCTACAAATCCGGTCTATTTTTAACACCATTCTCAGCGCGGAGTTGCCGGCTGAAACCGACCCGCTGCCGGTTAATGTTATTTTTATCCTGCTCGCTGCGGACATGCTGCATCGGCTGGGGTTCCTGCAGCCGGAACAGCGGGCACTCATCCTCGCAAACATCGCGCCGCTGTTTGACGGCAGTTGCGACACGTGCCTAAAGCAGCTTGTGTTTGCCGATAACCGATATTGCACGTGGACCGGCCACACGGGTTTTACCGATCTCCAAACGGGCGAACAGGTTACGACACTTCCGCATCCTCCCATGGAGACGATTGCGTATAATCTAGGAGAGCTGTACCGCCGGGGCGTACTGCAGATCGAGAAAAGAGCAGGGATGCATGTCAAACCTAATGCAAATAGCGTGGACGAGTCGGGAAACATTTGGCAGCGTGCTTCTGACGTTGTTTCTTGACCGCTTCGGCATGGAGGGGCTGGAATGGGACCCGGCGACTATTGCGCTGGAGATCGAAGAAGAGTTCAACGTCAAGCTGAGCCAGAGTTCGCTAGATAAGCTTATCGTCTGCATTCAGATCCTGACCACCGACCGGTTCTTCAAGAATCTGCCAGACTTCATCTCGTTCTGCAACGTGCTGGGCGATGACACATACCGCCCGGATATGTGGGACCCGGCCGACGCTGAAGAAATCGCATGGGGTATTACCGAGGCCCTGCTGATCGAACCGCCGGACGAAAAAGACCCGGAACCGTTTACAGACGAGATCCGCGGGTACATCGGTGCCGTGCTGGACAGCGAGGGCATTATTAATCCGCCCGATATCCTGCGGATTGCTCTGCGCACAAATCGCGTATCGAAAAACATCACGGACTTCTCGGACGACCCGGAAATGTTTAACGCTGTCTACGACCTCGAAACAGGCAAGACAGAAGATATCAATAACACCATTCGAATAAAGACCAAGTTGTTAGCAGAGCAAATGGCCGCGCTGCATTTAAAAAATGGCAGCACGCAGCATGTCGTTGAAATGCTGCAAAATGTTCACAAATAGCGGTAACGCTGAAAAGAGGTTGTCGTGTTGGTGCTATCTCGGAAGAAGGAAGAAGAGATCATCATTGGCGACCGGATTGTCGTAGTGCGGGTTCTCGAAATCTGCGGAGATCGTGTGAAGCTCGGCTTTACGGCACCGGAGGCCGTATCAATCCTGCGCGGTGAAGTAGTCGCCGCCGAACAAAGAAAGCAACGCAAGCATGGGGTGGAACGACAGACTCCCTGAAGACCCGAATATTCCATATGAATCACAGCAAGACAGAGACGATTACGACGCGTGGGCAGAGTATGTCGAAGACAATCGTTCGGCTGTATCTGACGCTAAAAACTGGCTTGTAAAAGTTGTAGCGTACGCAATTGCGGCAGAGACAGTTATGGCCGAGAATAATTTTGCGCTCAAAGATCGCGAATATTTGCGCGCGCTGATGAACAGTTATATCAAAGAAGCCATGGAAGATTTTGTAACCTTGACGGGGCAAACGGGGCAAACGCTGACGTCTCAAAATATTGATCCGGGCGCTCTTGTAACGTTGCCAGAAAACGAACCCGAGCGCGGAACTGTAATACGCGAAACGCTAGAACGTTGTCTAGCGAAGTTTGTTAGAGGGCCAAAGCAATGACGCCAGAAGAAAAAGAAGTCGTTGCGGAACTGCGAAGTCGCGGTTACGCAGTTATTATCTGGACGCCAGAAGAGCTTGCCGGCGCTAGCCGCAAGCATGTTGAAGACCGCAGTGTAGAACTTGGCTGGCAGGTCATCGACGACCTGAAAGACATGGGCCCGGACAGCGACGATGATGACTAACCGTTCGCCAGCTCATGGAGCTTGGCCAGCGGCAGCAGCCCTTCAAACGACGCCGACTTCACGACAGCGCCGGCGGTCTTCTCCGACATAAGTCGGTCAAGCGTGGACGCCATGCCACGATCAAGCGTGGGCACAATCTCGGCCAGCTTGTCGCGGTCCATGTAAACGCCGCCGGCGCTGACAGCGTCGGCAAAGTCGTCGCCCAGCCACTCGCGGACGTCTTCCACGGCCAGCTTCTCCAGATCGTCAAGCGCGTACACGTTACCCGTGGTCGTCTCAACGTTCTGATCAAGGAAGTCACGCGCCACCTTCTCGGTGATCGCGAACAGGACTTCTTCAGGCCGGGCCAGCCCGCCGGCGTCGTACAGCCGATACAGGCCGGTATTCTTATCAAAATTATCGACCGCGCTCGCCAACTTCAGTCGAGTATCGACCTCCCGGGCTTTTTCCGGGTTCTGGTCGACAATCTCGGCCAACTTGGACAACTCAGCCGCCAGATCGCCGTGCTGGCGGGCGGTAAGCCGTACGCGGTCTTTGAGCATTTGGCTGGCAACCTTGGCGGCGCAGGCACCTTGGCCCGCGGCCAGTTCCAGCGTGCCGCCGGCGTCACTCACGTCGGCGCCGTACTGCGCAGCTTTTTCGAGGATCTTGTTCGCAATCGTGTGCCGGTCGTCAAACACAAACTCGTCCCGGTACTGCTTAAAGCTAGCCGCGGCGAACTTGACCTCGTTGGCGTTGCGCAGGGGCCAGTGGCGTTCTTTGCCCGTGTCGCTACCCCAGACAATGGCAAACTCAGAATCAGGCAGCTGGTCTAAAGTCTGACCAACTTCGGCTGCCATCTTCTCTTCCAGATCGCCCACCAGCCCGGCAATACCGAAATACTCGGCGGCTAGCTGGATGCGTGTACGAATGTATTCCGAAGCAACTTTGTTAAACTGGGCCTGCTTGTCGTTGAAAAACAACGCAGACATCCATGTTGCAGCCGCAGTATGGCACGGGTAAAGTTTATTGTTCTGATCAGCGTACAGATGGCGCGGCAGGGTTTCGTCGCCTTGCAGCCGATCCTGCGATGCCGCCTTGACGAAATCGGGGCTCGGGTGCAGGGTTGTTAACCGGTGTGTCTCGCGACCACTGACGTCGTGTGCCTGATCGAGCGGGATATCTGTCATGGGATTGCCTACCTGTTTAGTCCGCCGACATCACCACATAAACGCCTTGTCGGCTTTAGGCGTGGCACCGGAAAATCCATCTTTCCCGGCGGTGGTTTCCTGTCCGTTATGTCAACAAAACACGTTACATTTGTTTGACGACACCATTACGGACGGCATATGGCTGCACTGTAATGCGTGCGCCGCCCATGGAGATATCATAACGTTTGGAGCGGCGATATGGAATACAAGCCTGCCCAGCACGTTAAAGAAATTTGCCGAGCTGGGACTGGTAAATCAAGGCGAAAAAGACCATTTAGCCGGCGATTACGAACGTACGCTTAGTCGGCAGCACGCCATCGAGAGCTTTTGGTTCGACGCCGAGGCACAAATATGGAATCACGGCGACGACGTTATCGCGTGCCGATTGCGCGAATTGGGCGTATATCACGAGATCAATGCGTCCGGGCTTGTCGGCGTTGCGCACAAAGATCAGGTAGTAAAACTATGCGCAGCTCTGGGCAGGGCAAAACCGACAAAATTACGAGAAAACGGCGCAACGCTTGTATTCCCGTTTTACGATCTGCCCGGCCGTCTTACCGGCGTCTTACTTGTGCAATACGCCGATGATTTCACGTCCAAGTCAACGTTTGTGCCAACAACCGGATATCGTCGGCAACGCCCCGACGCCGGTTATTTTTTACTGCATAGCGCGTTGCGTGCCGCCCCTACAGCACTCCGCGGCGCACAATTCATTGTTGACGACCCGTTTTGGGCGCTCAGCGCGCAGTGCACACAATTAAAGCGCGGCTTAAACCTTCTGCCTATTATGTCCAGCTATAACGGCACAGAGGCGAACAGTTACGGCACAAGTTGGCAGGCGTTTCCGGTTATCCCGCGGTTGTTTCATGGCAGCGCAATTACGCCAGAGTTAATCAGTCGCGCGTGCGCAGCCAAAGGGTATGTCTGCGTTACGCCTCTCACGCATAAAACAAAAAGCCCCAACCCGATCTTAGAGCAACTCGCCAACATTCATAAACACGCGGAAACGTGGCAAACGAGCTTACAACACACATTACACGGCATGAGCGAAGTCGCCGCGTATTCGTTCGCCTCGCGGTTGCTGGTGCCGCACGAAAAGTTGAACCTGTTTTTTAAAAAAACGGATACGCAATTTTCACCCGGTTTTGTGACGCGCGTACTTAACTCTGTGTCTGTCACGCCTGCGGCGCCAACCAAAGCCCACCGGCGCTGGATTGTCATAGAAAAAGAAAATGGCTGGTGGAACCACATCGGGCATCAAGTCTGTTCTGCGCGTGTTGTTATTGAAAAAATTGTGCAGTCGGATACAGGTGACAGAAGCTATGTCGGCAAAATATACGTCGACGACATTGCTATAGATTTCGTAGACAGCGCGCAAACTATTGAAAACATGGGCCTGCTAGCGTATGCCGCCGCGACAGCTGCATCGAGCGGAAAACTCATCGTATTTGACCGAGCATGGAATCGTCGCAGTCATTTGCTTGCTATACAGCTGCATCAACCAGAGCTGGTGGTTGTCTCTAGTCGCATGGGGTGGGATGACCGCAACTCCGTATTCAGATTTGCCGATTACGCTATCGACAGTTTTGGTTGCGCGACAGACACAACGGCTGGCGTCACGAGAAAAAATAGGATCATTTTTCCGCGACCAACCCTTGTGGGTCCTCCAGCTATCAGACAGTTTTTAACGCCCAGTTACGAAAACGCATTTGTCTGGAATGTGGTCGCTGCCGTGGCCACAAATCTGCTGGCGCCCATATTGCGTAAAGATAACATTGCGACAGGTATTATCGGAGAAAATTTCGCTGTCGCGGCCAAACTTGGCGGGGCGCTTGGCTGCCGGCACCTGCGCTTGTCGATGATGCAAAAAAACCACGTCAGCAAACAACTGACTGATTCTACACACGAGTTAGACTGGCCGCTGTTTGCGTCCAGCGAGTTCAATGACGCCACGTTCAACTCATCTATCGTGAAATGCCATAATCGCCCGCTGCTGTCGCGCCTGACGGCGATGTCCGCTGCTGTAGCGCCGGGATATAACTGGCAGATCATTCAGGGCACGGCGCCGCCGGCTAACACCGATTTCTCTGTATTCCAGCACATTCTACCGGCGTACATCCAACGGTCTTTGCGCAACAGAATGCGGCTCGCCGCCCAAGACGAGTCATTTACGCGCGCCGTTATTCGCGATCTGCACGAGTGGCTGACGCAGACATATGAAGCGTCATTTCAGCTGTCGTGCGCCCAGAATCAGCTGCTCACGCCAGAACTGGCGCATGTTGCCTTGTTAACCGAGCTAAATACCGCAATACAGGCCGAAAAATTGGCGGTTTTGCCGCGGCCAAGACGCAAAGATCAGCCTCAAAATTACGTGCTCCGGCGCAAAGATAACTGGTGGCTAAACCAACGCGCAATTGACCGTTATTTTTATACCGAACGTACCACTGCCCCAAATTGGCTAATAATTGTAGACTTATTACTCGCCGCCGGCCTCTTTGCCGGCGAAGAAGTCATACACGGTGCAAACGGAATTCTTGTAAATACAGCTTGGTGTGATCAGTTTTGGCGAAATACTAACTCCATTGTGCGCGAGATAGGCTAACATGCATCAATCATCGGCTCTGTCGTTAACGTGTAAAAACGTCCACAGTCGTCACGACGACGGTCTCGATGATGATTTTATCGAAGAAGAGTGGCATTTCGTTGACGACAACAATGACGATGATGATGACAGCAATATTACTGAGGTTAAACCAAAAGTAAATTTCTACATCGATGACGACGACGACGAAATGTTTGAAGAAGCAGAAGAATGGGTCGACGATGTCGAAGACGATGACGCACTAGACGATGATGACGACGCGGCTTACGAAGACGATTATGACGCAGATGACGACGAGTACACCGATGACGAATAGAAGGAGCTATGCAAACGTTTTTACCGCACGCCAGCTTTCGCAAGTCGGCGCGCTGTCTTGATAACAAAAGGTTGGGTAAACAACGAGTCGAATGTAAACAAATCTTATTAGCGCTTGGCGTGGGCATCGGACAACACGAGCCCTACGTATCTCGCTGGCGCAATCATCCGGCCGTAAAAATGTGGACCGGGCACGAGCTGGCGTTAGTCGTATACGCCGCCGTCATTTGCCGTGAGTGGATTTCACGCGGCTTCAACGACAACCTGCACCCGGAATTCATGGCAGCGTATGCGCGGTTGCGACCGCTCGTGGTACACAATCACTATCCGCCGTGGATCGGCAGCCGCAGATTTCACGCATCGCACAGAAGCAACCTGCTGCGTAAAGACTACGCGTACTACTCAAAATTTGGCTGGCAAGAACCTGTAGATCTGCCATACTATTGGCCGGAGGCTGCAGCGCTCACGTAAAAAGACTGCCAGTGTAGCTCAGTTGGTAGAGCGTTTGTTTTGTAAACAAAATGTCGCCGGATCGTTCCCGGCCACTGGCTTTGTTAAAATTTGTGGTAAGTCGCGGAGGACTTGCCATGGATTTTCGGATTATCGTCAAAGATATCAATAAGCTCGGGACCATCGACGTTTCGGCTATCTATACGCGCCTGTCGTGGCCGGACTCCAAAAGCGACAGCTCGATTCAAAAAGAGCTGGAAAAACGCTACGTCACGCCCACGCCGGGCCCGCACCCCGAAATGGCCATCGCGCTTGTCTGGTGCAACGGCATGCTCGCGGGCTGGGTCGGCACCCGCCCATGGCCCGAAAAATTCAAGGGCGAGACAATTACGGCACAAACCATAGAATGCTTTGTCGACCCAGAACTGCGGAGTCGTGGGTTTGCGCGACTGGGCCTACAGGCGCTGATTACCGCCGGCGCCCTAAAACGCGAAAACCCCGTATCGGTTTACGCAACGAATGTCGTAAACATTGCCAAACAATGCGGATGTAAAACCGTCTTACTTTGTGAGGTCACCTAATGCAGCGTTACCACGAAGAAAAGCATATCATTGAACATCGCGTAAAGATGTATAAACAGCTCGGCGGCTATCTTGGCCCGCAGAACGACAAGTTCGTTCCAGACGTAGGCCGCTTCCGTAAAACGTGGCGCTGTTCGGGCTGCCGCCAGAGCCGCTGCTATGTATGCCACTCTGACAAGTTTCCCAAGCGCAAACTAACGCGGCAAGAACAACAGGTCAATCAGGATTTTAATAACACAGAGTGCGAATAACCCGGCGCGGCAAAAACATGTGCCGGTGGAGTATGTGATACATAATGCCTATTATCCAGCAGTTTACTGTCGGTGAAATTTATACGTGGTACGTCGCGGGTCTTGACTTGCTGCCGGACGGCGGAAATCCGATTTTATTGCCCGCGCCAGTCGGCGACGAACAATTTGCAACTTATATTGCCCGTGTAGGCGGCGAAAACATTCTGCACAATGGCGACATACTGTTTGCTTTTTTGATCTTTAAACTGTCAAGTGCCGGCGGCGACGGCCGCACAGCTGTCCGCCTGCTCGATCGCGCAATGCGAAATCTAACGCAGGTGCGTATCAAGTTACTACGCAAATTCCCGAATGGACCGATCTGCCCGCCAATCAACCATCCGCCATCGGGAACAAATGCGGTTATCGCAATACAAGAAGACAGCGATTACATATTCAGCGCCAGCGACTTTGGTTTCACAGACCCAGATGACGCGCCGCCAAATACATTTTTTGCTGTAAAAATCACAACGTTGCCTGCCGCAGGTACATTGCGTTTCAACAATGTCGCCGTTGTTGCCGGCGATTTTATTCCGGCAAACAGTATTTCTTCATTGGTATTCCGGCCGGCTTTAAACGCAAACGGCGTAAACTACGCAAGCTTCCTGTTCCAAGTGCAAGACGACGGTTTTCAGGGGCTAGACCCCGACGTCTTAGCCCGCGGCGGAAGTGACATCGACGACACGCCAAACAGAATAACGTTTGACGTAACGCCAGTAAATGACGCGCCGACAGGAACAGATAAAACTATTACGCTGCTAGAAGACAGCAGCTATACGTTTAAAATTAGCGATTTTGGGTTAACAGATGTAAACGACAATCCGCCAAACAACCTTTTGCTCGTAACAATTTTGACGACTGCTGGCAGCGGCGAATTAAAACTCGACAACAGCGCTATTGTCGTTCCGCAAATAATTACGGCCAATGATATCGTAGCTAATAAATTTGTGTTCGTGCCGGCAGCAAACGCTTACGGATTGAATTACGCAAATTTTACGTTTCGAGTGCAAGACGACGGCGGTACGGAAAACGACGGCGTAAGTATTTCGCCTACCGTAAACACGCTGACGTTGGATGTAGTCAGCGTAAACGACGCGCCGACCAGCGCGAATAGAACAATAACCGTGTCAAAAACCCGGGATTATGCTTTTACAGCCGCCGATTTCGAATTTGCAGACGGCAATGACAGTCCGCCAAACAATTTTATAGCCGTAAAAATTGTAACATTGCCCGCGACAGGATTGTTGACGCACAACAACGTACCCGTCGTAAGCAATCAAACAATTTTAGCAGCGGAAATTGCATCGTTAAAGTACAACGCGCAATACGAAACAGAAAATTTTGCCGGGTTTACGTTCCAATTACCCAATAACGGCGCGCTAACAGATCCGCTCACAGTAACAATTACAGCGTTGCCAGCAACGGGGACACTTACACTGGACAACGTGCCCGTAGCCGTCGGCGATCTAATCCCAGCCGGCGATCTGGCGCGGTTGATTTATACGCCTCTCGAAACCATTATGAATTACTCGCATTTCACGTTCCGAGTGCAAGACGACGGCGGCACAGAGAGCACCGGCGCAGACCTTTCTGCCACCGCGAACACGATCACGATTGACGTGGCGCCTGATTTATCCCCGTGATCTATGCGTGATCGGCCTACCGCGCCGCGCAAAAAACAACAGGCCAATAATGACCTCACCACCCCGGAGTAACAATGGGCGCGTGTTTTCACACCGAAGTTTTTGACGGAAAGCTAACACCGAAAGAATTAGAGAAAGCATATAACGCGCGTGTCGAGTCACTGCGCGACGAATACGGCAGCAACGCCTACAACGGCACCTTCTCAACGCTGCACGGAATCACGGTCGGTAACCGCGTGTTTGAGACACAACGCGAAGCAGACGACTATCTCGACGGTGTCTGCGAGAAATGGGGCAACGCGGTCGCGGTCAAGTACAAAGATCGCCGCGAAGAGAAGACGAAAGAGCCGACGTTTCAAGGCAAGCCGAGCAAAGAATACAACTGCGCTGTCATCATCACCGACGCGTCTGATTGTACGTACGGCCTGCGTTGCGCAATTAGCGTACTCGCTGCGCCAGACTACACGCGCCGAATGCTTATTGCCGACCAGCTCACGCCGGCACAACGCGCACGATTCGCCAAGGTCTACGACACGTGGCGCGCAAAACACGACGCGGCGCGTACGGCAGAAAACACATTTCGCGATTCGCTGGCTGTGATTGGCGCCACAAAAGAGCGAATCACAAACGAGATGCTGAAGTCGCTAAAGGTTTGCGGCTTTCAGCGCCACGGGCTGCGAGCTGCCGCGGACATAGCGGCACAGAAGTTGCGGACTTTAGACGAAAAGCTCGCAGAGAAGCTCTACGCTACAAAGACAGTTGACCACGGCGAACAATGGCTCGTGGGAGGAGTATGCGCTGAATGACCGTCACGCCTAAAGATATCTATGACGCGTATCCCGGGTCGGACCTATTGGCACTGTTTCCGCCAGAAGAAAACGAAACGTTTGCCGCCTACAAAGAACGCATGGGTGGGCGCGAAGGCATTCTCGATTGTGGTGACACGCTGTTCGCTTTTTTGTTATTTGAAGCGGCAGACGAGTCCGCCAATCCCGATGAAGTAATCCGCCGCTTTGACACGGCGATTTCCGATATAGAACAAGTTGTTGAAGCACTAGCTAACAAATACGATAAGGAAGAAGACCAATGAGTAATTACGCAAACAAGATCGAACAAGCCGCTGTCACACTGGCCGACGCCGTCGTCCACGAAATGGAGCTGGAAGACAACCGGCACGTCGTCAAGCTGAACGCCATCGAGTACATCATGGGCAGCGGCGACAACAAGCTGACCGGGAAGCCGCACAGCTTTTCCAGCGCCGAAGCGCTGGTCCACACCGACGATAGCTACGCCGCGCACCTCACCAAGTTGCGGCACGCCGCCCGCGACCGTATTCTGGCCAAGGGTCGCTACGACGCTGCTGTCGCTGCCGCCCGTTTGCAGGAGAACATCAATGCTTGACGACAATGACACGCACCACACGCATACAGGCGTAGAAGAAGTCCGAAATCTGGCACTGCACGGCTTTCACCGATTTCTTGAAAAAATGTGCGAGGAAAAACTGCCGCAAATGACCGAGCACATGAAAGAGTTTTTATCTACGCAAGAAACAATTAACATCATCAAAGAGCACTGTAATATTGTTACAGAGCATGAATTCGGAATCGGCGCCGACACCGAAACTGAGTACAAACAGAAGATGCTGAAAATGATGCACGCGCTTGGCGAGCGCATTATGTCAAATGTACTGCACGCCGGCGTAAAGCGCGGTTTGCTTGACGCTGAATTCGACATCGATAAGGGCGCATTTGCGTTCTCGATCACAGAAAAGGGCAAAAATCTTGGAAAACTCCTCGACGAAATCGGCAGAGATGGTGGTACCGCTGGAGGCGATTAAAGCGTGGATTAAAGAGTTTGAGCAAATCCAAAGCAAGTATCGTTCGTTCGGCGCAAATGACACAGAACCAGATGGCGTATTTCAAAGCTTGCTGGATGCCGCCGTACACGGTAAAGGCCCAGCAATTCCGAGAACAGGCGCTGGCTGGGATCTATACACCAGTAGTATGGATTGCACAGAAGCTGCAAATGCCATGCACGACGCTGCGTTAGTCGTGGTGCGGAATATCGAAGCCACGCCAATTCGCGACATTGCGATAGTAAAAGAATATCTGCGCAACTACTGCTGGCGGATCTACTAGTAGCCCATATACCGGCCGCTAATTGCGTCATCGGCCCAGTCGTCATCGTCGATGCGCTCCGCGGCAGCCTGTCGTGGCGTAATCCGCGCTACGCCGGCAATAGCGGCAAAGTTGGGCCACGCGTCATTGATGTGCCAGAGCGCAGCGCAGCCAAGATTCACGGCCTGTGCAAAGTCGTCGGTGAGAAGCGTGTTCCGGGTAATGGTATAAATATCACTACTGGTTCGGGAGTCCGCTTTGTTTTCGACAAGCGCCAAGAAGTCAGAGATTAAACCCGGCATATCCTGCGACGCCCAGTCGTACTGAAAAAACCGGACTTGTTTCAGTTTGATAGCTTGGCAGGTGTACAGCAGCGATCTAGTCTTGTCGATACTGTAATGGGCGCGGTGATTAATCTCGGTCGGCGGTTTGTACACCAGCAGATCCTGCGCCGCCGACCGAACAAGCCGCATTGCCATGACGCGGTCAAGATTAAACCCGGCTTGAACCATTACTGTCTCACGGACAGTGCCGGCGCCTGTGTAGTCATGCGTCACGAAGTCGCACTTGAAGAAGTTCGACCACTTCATGCACTCCACGGCTTCGGCCAAGTGATCGCCGCCGATAAGTAGCCGCTTGGACCACAGCACGTCGATTGTGCCGTCTGGGCGGAAACCCATTGCGGTGAGCACAGTGAAGCTAATACCAGCTTCGCCGCCGCCGCCCCAGTCAATGGCTAGAATGCGGTGCTTGTAGTCTGCCAAGTTTTTGTAGCACTTGGGATCGGGTTCTTTCTTGTTTTCCCAGTCCAGCACACACGCAGCCTTCAAATCCGTTTCGCTGATGAGCTTCTGCCCGGTGTCAACGCTTTCGCCCATGACTTCGTTGTAGAACTGGGCTTGGGTCATGTTGCCATACCCCTCCCGTTTTAATAACAAAGTCGACCACTTTTCCGGGTCGGCAAAGTGCAACGGCAGAATAATCTGCGGAACGTGGTAGCCAGCAAACTGCCAGCGGCGCTCGGGGTATCTATGCACCCATCGCCCGTGCCGCGGGTTGATCGGCTTGCGGCATTTCGCGCAGACAGTGCCCGGGTGCTTCTCGCTGATATGAATGCTGTAGTCGCCGATCATGGCGTCAAGATCATGCTCAAGCGCTGGGATGTTCCAGTGCTTGCATGAATCACAAGGTATAAACCATTCGGCTTGCGATGAGCGCTTGTATAATCCGTAAATTAAGTTGTCGAGGGTCTTCGGCGTGCCCGTGTAATAACTAGTGCCCCAGCGACTATACGACATTGTTTCTTGAATGATAGGTACATGGTCTGGGTCCATGTCCTGAACCTCGTCGATGCACACGCGGTCAGCAGACACACCGCGGACTCTATCGGCATCGAGCAGCGCGAAACTGAACAACATCATTGAGTTGTTCTTGAACGAACGCTGCAATACAGAATTCTCCGTACTTGTACCGCTCCACTGCGATTTAATCGGAGACAGGTCAATAAACGGACGTACGTAGTTGTTACTAAACCTTCGCACCTGCTCAAACCGAGGAGTGATATACAATGTTTTGAAAAACGGCACAGAGTTGGCGAACACTACGCCATGCGCCGCGAGCGATGTCGATTTTGATACCTGACGCCCGGTGCACCACACTTGGTTTTTCGGTGTCAAGACGCGGAATAAAGGCGAAAAAGCGAAATGGTCCTTAATAGTGTACGGGCGACCATTAAGATTCAGTACAAGCGGAAGTAATGGTTCAAGGGACGGGAACGCGTGCCGCCCCGCCAACTCCCGCATGACGGCTGCTTTAGCGTGTACAGACGCTTGATCAGTCGCGTCGATTGACAGAAGATCGTCGATAAGAGCTTGAATACCGGCTGTCGGTATATCAAGCGCCTGCTTTTTATCCAGCGAGGACTTACCTCGCACTATTTTTGGTGCCATATGCGTAAATATAGACACGCGAGAAATCGCGTATATTCAGAAGCCAATGAGCCGGAACTGCAATGGGTGGAAGATAGCTGCGGCATTCTAGGCCAATTTGCGGTGCTGTACGTCCAAATGATTGTATGCGGCCTGTGTGAAATCGCCTACAGTCTTTGGCTTGCGTGTGTGGGGGTTGTCACTTTGTTCAACAAAACAAAACAACGGCCCAAAGAAATACCGCAACAGATTACGGTATTTGTGTTGCCCCCGCAGCCCCGCACCGCAATTCGCGCGAAGCAAAAGCGGCTGCCGTATATCACTGTGAAGGCGTTGCCGCCACAGTAACTACAACCCACGCAACTGCAACGGTATACTAGACGGTGAGCCGCTGCAGTTTAAGGAGCAAATTATGCCACAGATTGGCCGATCAGCAAAACTGTATCAAGAACGCCGACAACCAATTTTCCAGAGCACATTGCGTGGTCCGGGTCCCCGCGTTTATCTACCGGATAACGCAGTTAACCATTTAAACCTCGAACCGCCGTACGCCGACGCGCAAACTACACAACAAAGCTGCACACCGGCAGATACGGGTAGAACGCGCGTATGGCCATTTGGCGATCAGTACGCAGAATGACATTTAATGTCTCCCGAATTCAACGTAACGCATACTGTTTTCATGAGTATTGCCGCTGCGTTATTAGTTAGCGCTGCCGTTAATTATCGCGCTATGGGCATCAGCGGCTTTATTGTTGTCGGTTTTGTGATCTATTGTATGTCTGCTGCTATGTCCGGGTTTCGGCAAGGCGAACAAGAAGCCGCACAAAAACTCAAACAAGCCCGCAGAAGGAAAAGAAAAGAGCTGCCATGATTTCATACTTTGACTTTTTTGCTGTTGTATTTGCAGCTGGCGCGGTCATCGAGGTGTGGCATAAGGGTTCAATTTTTGCGTTGATGCGCGCCTACACTCAAGCATTGCAGGACGTCACGCCGCACAACACGCTTAAAGGCTACGTGCTCGAATGGATTGGATGTCCATTTTGCAAGTCATATCACATACCTATCTACCTGTTTTTGCTGCTCTTGGCAGGGAACTGGGTAGGCGGTATTCTGGGCGGCGCGATAAAACTCGTGATCTACGGTCTTGCGGCAACGCGGCTCGGCAATATCATTGACGGCCTGCTCCCAGAACGAATGCGATATACCCAATAACAAGGACAAGCATGGACGCCCAAGCCCAGCCTCAGACCGAAATTCCCGTCAGCCGTTTGCCGTTCGACGCAGAATTCATCAAAAAAACTGAAGAGTTCTGCGTTGACGTCCTGCGCACAATTCCAGAACTCCACGGAATTGCTATTATTCCTGTGTGGGAAAACAAACCAGAAAAAATGCCGGCCGGTCTGCTGCAATTACGCAATACACAGCCGCCCTATTACGTCAGCCTCATCACTCTTTTGGGGCAGTTAGCCAATTTTAGCGGCGAAGTCCATAAAGATCTCGTCGGGCAGCTGAAATTCTTCCAGCATTACGCTGTTGAACTGCACACCAAGATTCAAGAACACACTGAAGAATTGAACAAAATTGCAACAACCCAAACCAATGACCCAGCCTAGCCGGACAAAACCGCGGACAACAAATATCGACGTTGCCGCTGATGCCAGCGCCGCGCTAACGCACTTGTTAGATAATCGTTTCGCCAATATGGATGCGGGCGAAGTGCGCGCAATATTAGAAGCCGCGTACCCAAATGCCCCGCAGACCAATGACCAAAATGTGTGGACCAGCGAACAACTGCTAGATATTTTTGAAATCTCGCATTTTGAGCCGCCGTATGTCCACGTTATACGAAAAGCAGACGCCGTACGCGGCACTGTGCTCTTCGTTGCTGCGCCGAGATTTTATTTTGCATTTCAACCCGTAAAGGATTGATGATGACAGAAGAGCGGCATGAATACGCCAGCGGCGCTGTCCGCAGCGCAGATTGCGATACCGTTCGATACGATCTGATTTCGCCAATTGGGCTGCACGCGCTGGCCAAAACGTACGCCGAGGGAGCTGAAAAATTCGGCGCCCACAATTGGGAAAACGGCATGCCAGTGAGCGACCTGCTAAATCATGCTATTGCCCACGTGTACAAATTTTTAGCGGGCAACCAAGACGAAGACCATCTGGGTCACGCCGCGTGGAATATTCTGGGTGCCATACACTCGTTAGAAAAATGGCCCGAACTCAACACAGGCCGCCTGCGCGGACCCAACTGTCAGATTCCTGACAACGATGTTGTGCTGACAACTAGCGCCCCAATAGATGCGCCGCGCGACAAAGTTGTCGGCAACCAATAACCCTGATTTACGGGCAGTTTACGTAAATTCTATCGGGGTGTTGATTTTTGATTTTTGCGGCGTATTGTGTATTTAGCCGCATGGATGCCCGAAAAGTTTTGGGCGCGGTACGACTGGAGATAAAAATGCCAAAGAAAAGCGCTGAAGCTTTCACAATGTCAGAAAACATGTGGGGAAAGCCACTCGCGTCGTCAGTGCGGCAAGCAACTGACGACAAAAAGAAAAAGGTCACACGGATGCAGACCGAAGATGATGATGCTGTCGACTCGGACGTCGATGATGAGTTGGAAGACGGCGACGACACTGAAGAAGTGACCGTTACCGACGAAGACGACGCCGAACTTGTTGCCGAAGAGGCTTTGGCCGAAAGCGACGAGTCCGGCAATGACGATGACGACGAAGAGTTTGACGAGGAAGATGAAGAGTCCGACTCGGATGACGACACCGTCGCAGAAACGGAAAATGAAGTCGCCGCCACCGTGGACGACGACGAAGAAGATGCGCCGGCTACAACCGGAGCCAAAAACAGGAAGGTAGTTATGTCCGAGAAGAAAAGTGGTGCTGATCACATCCGTGATGAAATTGAAAAGCGTAAGCGCGCTGGTGATTCGATGCGCGGCGTTGACATTGTGGCGGCGCTGGCCAAGCGCAAGATTGAAGTCAGCCCGGCGCAAGTTAGCCAGCTTTTGAAGAAGGCTGGTCTGGGCGGCGCTCCGCGCGGCAAGAAGGTTGCCGCCGGCGTCGAAGAAAAGAGCCGGATTGCCGGAAAGGCGAAGCGCCAGCCCGCGGCCGAGCCGCCGCGAGCCACGCCCAAGCGGCCCGTCGTGACTGGCGGAAAGTCGACCACGCTGCCGATGGCGCAGCTGACGGCTGCCGGTGCGTTTCTGGCCGCGTGCGACGGCTGCTACGAGACGGCAGAAGAGATTCTGTCGACCCACAAGCAGCTGGGCAGTGTTTACGCTGTGAGCCGCTAAGCTCATCTCCCTGTCTACCCGCTCAGCCGCCTTTGGCCTGCCCCGCACTGATAAAGCGGCCAGCATACCCCAAAGGCGGCGGCGGGCTAGATATCTTTATCGCGCGGATCTTCTGTCCGCCGCATCGCGATTCACGCTTGAATCGCTTAGGAGTTCTTATGGCTACAGCCGTATGCCCCACCGAGCCGGCAGAGACGTGTGACCGCGTTTTTCCCGCTGGCACCATCAAACGAATTCACGTTAACCAGCACATCATTCGCCGCAACAAAAAGACTGGCGACAAAGCAGCCGTCACAACTATTCAGTGGCGAAACAAATCGTATCGATGCGCCAAAGTTGAGATTCGTGGGCCGTCAACGGTTTTTTATTCGCCAGACAAACCGCTGAGTTGCGGCGCCCATGTCTGGGTTGAAACAACTGCACTAGTGATAGGCCACGCATGAGTTACACCGACGCAGAACACGAATTAGACAAAGAACGCATCTTGACCGCGCTCGACAAGCTGAAGAAGTTGAGCGAAGAGTACAAAGACATTATTGCTATCCCGGAGGTAGTTACGCTCCACGATATTACAGAGTATCGGTTGGACACACCTGCCGGACCGAAACAATTTAAAGTCGCTTATAACCGCGCAACAGCTGTGGATGTTCTGCAGTGTTTCGCCAAAAACGATTACATCGAGCCAGAACAGTTTGAATGCACCATCGTTTTTGCGCTTCAAGACCCCTTTAGAACAAAAAGAAAGTAACAATGTCGCACATTGTCCAGATCAAGACTGAAGTGAAAGATGCCGACGCCGTGCAGGCCGCTTGCCGCCGGCTGGGGATTGAGGCTGCCACGACCGGCACGTTCAACGTGTTTGGCGTTCAGCGCACAGGGCTTGGTGTCAAGCTGAAGGACTGGAATTATCCAGTCGTTGTCAATCTCGCTACCGGCGCACTGGATTACGACAACTACAACGGCTCGTGGGGCAAGCAGGAAGAACTGGACCGGTTCCTGCAGGCGTACGCGGTCGAGAAGGCCATCTATGAGGCCCAGAAGGGCGGCTACTCGGTGTACGAGGAGACGCTGGACGACGGTTCGATCAAGCTCAACATCAGCGTGGAGGGTTTCTAAACATGTCAAAGACTATCCAGATCACCATCAGCCCCAAGGGCGAGACGAAGATTGAAACCAGCGGCTTCTCCGGCAGTTCGTGCCAAGACGCCACCCGTGCGCTTGAAGCCGCGCTGGGCGCCACGACGAGCGAGACGTTTACCGGTGAGTATTACACCGCGACCAACGACCAGACGAACGAAATCCAGAACTAACCTGAAGGGAACAAATGGCACTCGATAAAGATATCAAAGAGCTGGTCTGCGCTGGCTTCTCCGGCATCTGGGTAGAAACGCTGGAGTGCGACGATGCAATCGCGTCTATCCGTAAGATGACGGACGCCAACAAGTGGAGCTTTGAACTGTGGGACATCGACCGCCAGCTGTATTCTGGCGCGGTTCCGGCTCCGAGCCCGCTGCACCCGTTGAAGTATCTGACCCAGCTGGCCGAGAGCACGCCACCCAACTCGCCGCCCATGGTGATGGTGCTGAAGAACTTCCACCGGTTTCTAGCAAACCCCGAGGTGCTGCAGACGCTCGCAAACCGGGCTGCCTTGGGCAAGGGCATCGGCCAGTATATCGTGATCGTGTCGCCTGTTCTGCAGCTTCAGCCCGAGATCGAGAAGCTGTTTACGGTTGTGCACCACGAGCTGCCCGATACCGCGCAGCTGACCAAGACCTGCAACGATCTGGTCAATGACGACCCGGCGTTCGCCAAGCCGACCGAGGCTGAAGTGCAGGCGGTTGTAGACGCTTCCCGCGGTCTGACCCGGCAGGAGGCCGAGAACGCGTATGCGCTCTCGTTCGTCCGTAACAAGAAGCTGTCGGCTGACGTGATCTGGAGCATCAAGGCGCAAACGCTCGAAAAGAGCGGCACTTTGACTCTGTATCGCGGCGACGCCAACTTCCAGAACCTTGGCGGGCTGGATAACCTGAAGCAGTTCTGCCTGCGCGCCATGCGCCGGCAGGGCGAGAAGAACGTCGACAAGCGACCCAAGGGCGTTCTCCTGCTGTCGCCTCCGGGCTGCGGCAAATCCCAGTTCGCCAAGGCGCTTGGCAACGAAGTGGGTCGGCCCACGGTAATGCTCGACTTCGGCAGCCTGATGGGCAAGTTTGTCGGCGAGTCTGAGGGCAACATGCGCCGAGCCCTCAAGCAGGTCGACGCCATGGCACCCTGTGTTCTTTTTGTGGATTGAATTCAGTCCCCTGATTTGGCAACAAATCAGCGCAAAGCCCTTTAATTGCAAGAAACTCCTCAGCGTAAGCCGGACAACTTGCAGCCAAGCCAAGTAATAATACACTTGGAAGGTTCAACGACTAGATCGAAAGATCGTAGGGCCCAAGTGGGCTCGAAACGGGGGCCTTGTAGTAGAGTTTTGAAATGTGGTCAAAAAAATACTCCTGCTGCCAAACATGCGCAAAAACAGAAAAACCGCATATGGCAAAAGGACTGTGCAAAGTTTGTTATTTGGCTCGCTATCGCAACGACGCCGCAAATCGCCAGCGTATAGCAAAGTTAAAACAAAAGTGGTACGACAAATATCGCGATGAAATTTTGCCGCAATACAAAATTAATCGCGAACAGCGTCATTTTGACGGACAAAGAGTTGCAGTTATTACACGCGATGAGCAGCGCTGCTCTCGTTGCGGTAATAAAAACAAACTTGTCGTACATCACAAAGATCGTTTAGGACGCGGGAAAAAAAATCCAAACAACGCCCTTGATAATCTTGAAACAGTTTGTAGACGCTGTCATTTGTTAGAGCACAAGACAGAACTACAAGTTGCACGCACAGAAAAATACGCCACGCCAAAACTTTTAAAGTGTGGCCGCTGGAGCACGCAACATAACGCGTGTATTTCATGCGGCCTAACAACGTCACCACACGCGTCAAAAGGTTTATGCAACCGATGCAATGTGAGACGTTACGCTACAAGATGACATAGTCTGGTCCTGTATGAAAATACAGGAGAATTAGCGGTAACGGCTAATTCGTAACACAAACGGAAATTGAAAAGGGTCTGGCCGGCGTCGGCAACTCTGGTCAGAACGACTCCGGCGTTGGTGCCCGTCTGTTCGGTACGCTGCTGACGTGGCTTAACGACCACACCAGCGACGTGTTTTTCATCGGTACTTGCAATGACGCCAGCCAGCTGCCGGCGCCGTTCGCGCGTGCCGAGCGTTTCGACGGCATCTTCTTCGTGGATCTGCCGGGCGACGAACAGCGCGCGACGATCTGGGATATCTATCTGGATCAGTTCGGTATCGACAAGTCGCAGGCCAAGCCGGACGATTCCAACTGGACTGGTGCCGAGATCAAGTCGTGCTGCCGCTTGGCTGCGCTGCTTGAGGTCACGCTGCTTGAAGCTGCGCAGAACGTCGTGCCGGTATCGGTCACGTCGGCTGAGCAGATCGAAAGCCTGCGCAACTGGGCGACAGGTCGCTGCCTGTCGGCTGATAACGCTGGCCTGTATTCCCGCGTAGGTAAGGCGCGGTCTGTGGTCGCGCCGCAGAAGCCCCGCAAGGTTATCAACGCCACGTCGGTCAACTAG